CTCGGAGATGTGTATAAGAGACAGTTTATGAGTGGTACTTACACCAACCACACCCTCCCCATCACTTAGCCCAAGGGGGCCCTACCCCCGTAGCTAAAACAATTTCATTATTAACAAATTAACATTTTACCATTATGGAAAAGAATCTTATTTTCAATGACACTCTGACAGTAGAGCAGTTCAAAGCACAAATGAATGTATTACGCATTGATGTGAAGAAGAATCCTAAGACAGGCAAGCTCTTCTTCACTTATGGTGCAAAGACAGGTGCAGTTGCAGTCAAAGGCATTCCTCAGAATCCTATGCTCAGCAATGTCACTGGCTCTGATGGTTCTAACTTCTGGCTTCTGCATGAGGAAGGTCAGGGAGGTGCACCTGTATTGGCAAGCTTCTAAGCAGGAGGGCAACAGGCAGAAATGCCTGTTTGCCTTTTCATTTCCTTTAAGCATTAATAGTGTTTAATCCTTTAAGCATTAATAGTATTTATGTGTAAAAGTTATATGAGTAAGCATTAATATGCTCTTAGTATAACTCTAAGATATGTTACACATTATATTATATGTAATAGGATTTAACTCTGTTAATGTATAGAGTGAGATAAGATGTGCTCTATTTACATCTCTTCCTGACAAGAGGATTAGAGAGGTAAGTAGAGTATTTAGAAGTTTAGTATATTGGGTAAGTAGGATAGGATAATAGAGTGTGGAATACACTTTATGTCCTATCTTTTCTTTCTTGTTTTGTGAGATAATACTGACATTTTGTCAGTCTATTGTTAATCTGTAACTTGTTGATTTACAGAGAATTAATAGTATGGACTGACATATTGTCAGATGTGTGACATTATGACATCATCCAATAATGTATGACTGTTTTTACTGTTACAGTTTATATGCAAAACTACACTCTAACAAACAAACAATCGAACAAACACATATTAATTGTTGTTAAATGTCTCCAATCAAGTACCAATAATATTGGGAGTGCTACTGAAATTGGGTGCAGATGTAAAGAATAGGACACTACTACAGGACTGTGGTGAGAGTTACAATATCATTGATATTAATACTCAATAGACTTAGTGAGGATAGCAAGAACAGAATCAACATAAAATTGCACAGAGAGTAAGAAGGTTTAGAAACTGAATATATTTAGGTCAGAACTAAGACATATTAGAAACAACAACTAATATTTAGATGATTTAGGGATTAGAAAGTATTAGTGTAATGGTAGCACAAAGGATGAATGAAGTTGCCTTGAAATACAGTAGCAGTCATAACACCTTAGTAATGGTTCAAGTCCATTATACTTTCCTTTTATCAACCTATAAACAAACAATCAAATGAGCAGAAAATATACTTATCACCGAGAAAACTGTGACTGTTTCATAAGAGAAATCATAGTAGATGTCTATGGAAGGAGAGTAGTCCTTGGTGGACAACATGCCTTTGAATATAGTATAACTGTTATATCAATTACTGGTAGAACAGTTGTTACTAACTTCAAGAATGGTAAAGAAGCAAGGAAAGAGTTCTACAAATATAAAAGAAAGAAATGATGGATTTATTCATATACTTATTAGTAGGCTTACCATTAAACCTACTCCTTCTTTATATCATATTTGATGTAGTAAATGGAGATAACAATAGATAACAACTTATCTTGTAATAAATGTATATATTGTATAAAGAAAAATGAAAAGATTTAAGCTTATACTTAAAGGAATGTTATTATGGATAACAGCCTTTGTAGTTATGCTCTTTATATCAGGAGTAGACAGCATCTATGACAATGGATATTTCATACATTCAATCATTATGTGTGTAATGTTATGTTATACTTGCTACAAGCTAATATCTGAAGAAGAGCTTGAAGTATTAACTTTTTCTAAATGGTTTAACAAAATAACAGGAGAAAATAACGAATAATCCTATAAAAGAAATTAATTATGTGAACAATAACTGTAGTATTTACAAACAGGATGCTATCTGTAAAGGAGATGCTTTCACACAAGAGATATAAATTCTTATGCAACTATGATACTATATCTCTTTATGACATGGTAGAAGACCCAAGATATACTTATTACCATTAGGGAGGATAATAGGAAATAACAATGGAGGAATACCTATTGCTGAGTGCTTATAAATACTCTCATAGTTCAGTGGATAGAACAACTCTCTCCTAAAGAGTAGACACAAGTTCGAGTCTTGTTGGGAGTACATAGGAAATTATAATAATACAAAGTGCCCATGAAAGATAGGAATAATATAGGTTCAATAATCAAACACTTATACCTTTCTCAGATTCAATAAAAACTTTGTTTATTTGGCTGGTAGGAAAAGACTACCTTTATCTACTCATATAAGGTAATTTGATTGTTTTTAGGTAAAGGATTTTTTAGTTCGGGTGACATATTGTCACTACAGGAGACTGGTATGTGAATATAAGTCTCCTTTTATTTATTAAGACATGTGACACCTATTCTTCTTAATAGAAGTGAGCAGGTAAATGTCACCTATTAAAGATTATGGGTGTCACATATATCTCCATAGTTCAAGGGATAGAACAATAGTCTTCTAAACTATATATCTGAGTTCGAGTCTCAGTGGAGATACAATGGGTAACTGACCACATTAAAAAGTAGTAAGTATGTGTAATTCTTTTATTAAAGATTGGTAAGACAGGGGTTCGAGTCCCCTATGCTCCATAATTAACAAACTAATAATTAAATTATCAAATGAGTACACTTAGAAAATGGACTGAGGATGAAGAGAAAGTAGTCATCAGTAAAATTGAGGAAAATCCTAACAACCTACAAAGAGCATTTAGGGAAGCATCACTTGAAATTGGCAGAACTCCTGCTGCTATTGGATATAGATGGCATCAAGGAGGACTAAGAGAGAGAAGTGGTAAGCTCTTTATGACTTATGGAAGAAAGGGAACACTCAATAGTAATAGAAAGAATGTGTCAAGTAATACTTCTGACAATACTATAAGAACAAGAAAAGTAAGTGGAGAAGAATACTTGATATATTATTTGAATAGGTGGACTACTAGGTATATTCTATAGGAATTGCCTGAAGGATTACTTAAAACATTTACATGAATAACTAAAACAGTAAGGTATGCAAAAGGATTTGGTTTTCTTCAAGAAGGAAGATGAAGAGGGAGTAGCCTTAACTTCTACAAGTGCTAATCATATTGCTAACTTGGCTAAGGAGTATATTCAAGGTGTGGAGGCACAGTTGAATAATATAAGCTTCTTTAATGTTGAGGTAGCATTGGTAGGCAGTACTGGAGGTACAAGTACTATTCAGACAGGGGAATCACCCGAAGCTTTAGATAACTTACAATCATTGCTTGAGGGAGTAGCACGGGCTAAATCCCTTATAGCTTGGTTGAGAGAAGGTATCAAAGCTAAGGAGAACCTAATGAAGGACCTACAGACTATTAGTCTTGAGGATTGGTGTAAGGAGAATGGACTAACAAGACCTGAAACTCCTAACTATGGTCATGTATTAACTGAGGTAGAGTATTATGCTTCTCTTCCTATCAAGGAAAGAAACAGATACTATCAGTTAGAGACTGAGGCTGCTGTATTAGGCAAGTATATTCATCCTGATGGACACTTGTCTGATGCAAGAAAGGAGTTAAAGAATAAGATTTATCATCCTCATAAAGTGGATGGTAAAGGTAGGGATGCCCTTATTTACACCTATACTCCTACTACAAGCATAGCTATAGTAGATAATGTATTCTATGAACTTCAAAAGAAGCACAGAGAAATACAGGCTCAACTGAATGCTATGAAGTATAGCTGTGAGCAGGCTATCAATGAGTCCACTAACAAGGTGAACACAGAGCATATGGCTGCTTCACAAAAGTACCAAGCTGAACTCAAAGGTATATTAGGAGCCTTCAAGACATGGAAGGATGAAAAGTCTCAAGAGTACAGCAAGTTGAAGATTATAGTACCCAACTCCCTGTTGGGTATTTATAATACTATCAACTCTTTGGGCAAGTAAATAAGGACTTGGGATATTAATCTCTAACCTTATTGAATACATATAGCAGGTATCTGTTCTTATTCATAGAATATACATAATTGCTAATAAGGAGTGATATATCTAATGCTCAGCCATTAGATAGTCTGTTATTCCAAAATAATCAACCCTATGAAATCTGACTGATGGAGGGATGTTCTTGTTCTTGGTGGAGTAACAGGTTCTTGCTATTGATATTGGCTTTGTGTTAGTAGGTATTTGCTATGTGTAACTTGTCTTTGTATCTTGGTGTAATTGGTAGCACACTGGCTGTTGGGTTGGAGGTTAGGTTCGAGTCCTAAGATACATCACATTTATTGTTTCACTTCTAAAAAAAGATGGAAAAGAATGAAGAAAAGGTTCTGGAAAGAAATCTGGAACAGAAGCATTTTGAAAGTGCTGTGGGAGCCATTAAAGATGGCAAAGAGAGTGGTAGTTTAACCAATGTTGAACTTGTTGAAAACTTGGTAGAAAGCTACAAAGGCAAAACAGTGCAAGCACCTATTGAGGTGATTGTAACAAGTGCAGTGTTCCTCAATATGAAAGAGTTGATGGCTACCATTGTAGCCTTGAAGCATACTCTTCGCATTAAAATGGTAGAGGAGTTGAGAGAAAAACAGATGATGCAAAGGCTGCTCTTATGCTTGCTGCAATTATGCAAGAAGGAAGAATCTGAAGAAGATTAATAAACATGAATGAAATCAAGTTAAGTCTGAGTATTGAGCTTCGAGGAAGCACAATGTTCAGCAAGGAGGAGTGCCTTAAAACAACTCAAGAGACTATTACTACAAAGAATGGTAGAAAGAGAACAGTAACAAAAGTAGTTGAGGATTGGGACAAGATGGAGAAGCACACTGTGAGGGTGACTGATAAAAATGGTGCTAATCCAGAGATTATCACTTTCCATACAAGAAAGTGCAAGCCAGCTACACAGTCCCTGAACATAAGCAAAGAGGCTTATGAGTATATGATTGACAAGGATTCTTGTCCTTCATGGTCTAAGCCTGGCAAGTGGGCTGCAATGAGTGAAAAGGAAAGACTTGAAGCTCATTTGCAGAGAACAGTAGAATACCTTGGGGGTACTTCGTACACTTACCAAGTGTTTGAGGACTAACTGGGTATGTTCTCATAGTAAAGGACAAGGGTATTATCAATATCCTTGTCCTTCTTTTTTTTTTACGACCTACTGACTAAGTGGGATAAAACTAAGAGACTATGGGATATGTTCCTAAATTTATACATCTTGACCATTTTATTACCGTAGGATATCCATTTGGTGTCCATTGGAAGCATAGCTACATACAACAGAGTGCAGAAGCAATCTTCAATACATATAAAGAGGATATTGAGGAAGGTACAAGCATTACTTTTGTAGCAAGAGGCACATCAGGAGCCATGATTGCAGGTGCTATGCTTAATGAGTTACACAATATTAATCCAACTACTAAGACCTATATCCTGATTGTCAGGAAAGAAGAAGATACAAGTGCTCATTGCTCTTCATTAAGAGGAATTGATGAGGTTGGTACTACAAGGTTTATAGTTGTGGATGACTTCATAGCATCAGGTGAAACCATTGAAGCAATTATACAAGACTTAGATAGACAGCTTGGGGTGAGTTATCACCCATCTAATAAGTATGATATGCTTTGTGTAAGTAACTTTATTGATGCAAAGGTACTAGAGAAAAACTCATGTAATGATTACAGGAAGTGGAAAAGAATTTGTTCAAGATTTGAATATGTAGTATGTTGCCCTAAACCAGAATAGTATGACAGCATTTAGTGTATTACTCCTCATTGTGCTATGTATTTGGATTGTTGTAATGTACAATAAGTATTCTCCTAAGATTGATATAATCACATCGGGGAGTAAATACATTGTGCTATTATGGTATAACAAATGGTATTGGAGTGGGGAGTGTAAGAGAACTTACATAAAACTGTTTGAAGTATGATAGAGTTTACCCTTAATAGAAATAGGAATGGAAAAGAAATCAAGATGGGCTAAGAAGTACCCAAGAAAGAGAATATTAAAGAGAGGCAGTGAGAAATATGTATTTCTGACCAAAGAAGGAGACTAAAGTCTCACTGACTAAGTAATATAAGTTTAACAAAAAAAAAAGCATGAAGAAAGTAGATTATGGGTAAAGTAGTAGTAAAAGTTGCTGTATGGTTTGTAATCTTCATTGTCCTATTGACATTAGGACTTGAAATGATTTCAGCACCTAATACCATTGAGAATGTGATAGGATTCTTTATGGTAGTGGCAACATTATATCTATCAGTCAGAACAAAGTGTTTAACAGCAATTAAATTAGAAAGAAAACATGAAAAGTAAATTGATTTTGGGACTTCTGTCCTTGTTTATGGTGTTCTCAATGACATCATGTATGGAGAAGGTAGATGCAGGTTGTGAAGGCATCAAGGTGAATCTGTATGGTAGTGATAAGGGAGTGGATGATGCTTCTTTGGTAACTGGTATTGTATGGTACAATCCTTGGACCACCACAGTATATGAGTATCCTACTTATGTACAGACTATTGACTATGAGCCATTTACAATTAATGCAAAGGATGGTTCAGAGTTCACTGTAGACCCTACTGTATCATTGAAGATTATTGATGGTAAATCACCTGCTGTCTTTAAGAAGTACAGGAAAGAGTTGAATGAGGTAATCAGAGGTACTCTGTATAACTATGTGAAGGATGCCTTTAGAATCCAGCTCAATAAGTTTACTACTGATGATATTGTAAGTAAAAGGGATAGTATTGAGAATGCTATTGAAAGGTACTTAACTCAAGCACTTGCCAAAGAGAACTTTCAGTTGGAGCAGCTAACCTCTGGTCTCAAATATCCTCAGACCATTGTGGAGTCTGTAAATGCCAAGAATAAGGCTATTCAGCAGGCTATGCAGGTAGAGAATGAGGTTAAAGTGGCAGAAGCTCAGGCTAAGAAACTTATTGTAGCTGCTGAGGCAGAGAAGAAAGCCAATGAGTTGAGACAACAGGCTCTTACTCCTGAAATTCTTGAGAAGATGTGGATTGAGAAATGGGATGGTAAATTACCTGTATATGGGCAGGTTCCTACAATCTTTAAGGATATTAGCAAATGATGTGGATTATTGCTATATTAATAATCATCTTGACATTGAGTATCTTGAAAGATACTCATGTTGAGGTGTATTATAGGTATTATGGTTCTGCTAAGTTGCAGGAAGAATATGATGTTATAGTTCCATTATGGATAGCACTTATTGTAGTTGTACTGGGCCTACTGCCTATAGTTAACATCTTCCTATTTGCTGTTTTCATCATATATTATGCAATCCATGCAGGGCGGGACCCCAATAAGTGTGAAGACTATACTCATGTATTCTCATTGAGAGGAGGCAACATTGTCACAAGAGGACTACTAAAGGTTAAGAATCTATTATGTAAGAGGATATGAAACAGAGAGTATTCAACATACTCATCTCCTTTGCAGTAGGAGTACTTGGAGCAATTCAAGTACATTCCTACTTAAAGGAAGATGAACCACCTGAAATAAGGGTGGTACACATAGTTAATGAGGAGCAACTAGACTTCTTTAGTAAATCACCTCAAGAAGGCTTGATAGAAGCATTGGAATATTATGAGGTTAAACATCCTCAGATAGTCTATGCACAGGCTGTACTTGAAACTGGTCATTTTAAGTCAGACTTATGTCTGAATGGTAATAACCTGTTTGGATTGTATAACAGCAAGAAGCACAGGTATTATACATTTGACCACTGGACTGAAAGTGTGGTTGCATATCTTGACTATGTGCAATATAGATACAAGCCTCCGAATGATTACTATAAGTTTTTATCAGACATAGGGTATGCAGAAGACCCTAACTACATTAACAAACTAAAAGGAATTGTAAGTAGAAATGACAAGAGAAGAAGTGAATAACTTGGCTTTATCTAAGATAGATAAGGTTAAGTACTTGATACTTGAGTTGATAACTGGAATGGGTAAGACCAAAGTAGCAATAGACCTCATTAATCATATATGTGATAGGGTATTCAGGAATGATGAAAGTCCTACTACTATACTTATTCTTGTAGCTAAGACTGTGCATAAGCAGACTTGGAAGGATGAGATTGAGAAATGGGGAGGTATCAAGTCTGACTATATTACCATTGAATGCTATGAGTCATTAAAGAATTATGAGAACTCATACTTTGATGTAGTAGTGGCAGATGAGATGCAGCATTTGTCAGAAGCAAGAATTGATGTATTGGAGACTATCCATATCAATGAGTCTTTCATTGGATTGTCTGCCACTATTAAGAGAGACATGAGGGATTATTTTATCTACAACCACAAGGCTGAGGTCATTAAGTGTGGTCTCAAGGAGGCTGTAGAAGATGAAGTATTACCTGAGCCTACAGTATATCTACTGCCTTTGACTTTAGACACTACTAATTATACCTATAAGGTTAAGAAGTTTGGTCGTGATATAATCACCACTCAGAAAGGCTGCTATGATAGTATCTCTTCACTTATAGAGTGGTACAAAAATAAGTACTTTAACTCAAGAAATGAGAGAATAAAGAACTTATGGCTTTCAACAGCAGGCAAAAGGTTGAAATGGTGTGCTGAACAGAAGGAAGCCCTTGTACTATCTCTTCTTGACAAGTTCAGGAATTACAAGACTTTGACTTTCTGTAGTAGTATTGAACAGTCAGAGAGGTTAGGTAAATACAATATCACCTCGAAGAATAAGGCTTCAGTGAAGAACCTTGAGATGTTTAATCTTAACAAGATTAAACATATTACTGCCTGTAATATACTCAATGAAGGTGTGAACTTGACTAATTGTAGGATAGGTATATTCTGCAACTTGAATAGTTCGGAGATTGTAGTAAAGCAAAGAGTTGGTAGAATACTTAGACATAAATCTCCTATTATCATCATACCTTATTTCAAGGATACAAGGGAAGAGGAACTTGTACAGAAGATGATAGAGGAGTATTCTGAGGATTCTATCATAAGTGTTGATAGTATTAATGACATTAAGCTATGACAATTTGTTTAAGTAAAGAAGGATGTCAGAAGAACAACATTAGTCTTGCTGAGGCTCTCTTGATGCTTGCCATCCATAATAATGCTGACCTTGATGTAGCTCAGAAGGAGCTGATTAAGAAGGGCTATATAACTGCTAACAGGAATGACCTGTTCCAACAGATTGGATGGAGACTTACTAATAAGGGCACTGAGGTAATAGATTCTGTGATTGTGGATTCTGATAAGAAACAGGAACCTAATGACAGGTTAATTCAGTTGGCTACAAGGCTCAAAGAGATATTTCCTAAAGGCAAAAAAGATGGCACTAACTATTATTGGGCAGATGGAGTAGCTTTGATTGTACGAAGATTAAAGCTATTCTTCAAGAAGTATGGAAATACTTATACTGATGAGCAAATCATACAGGCAACCAGTAAGTATGTGGAAGGTTTCAATGGAAACTATACATATATGAGGTTATTAAAGTATTTCATATTCAAAGAGAAAGTTGGTGCTGCTGGTGAAGTTGAGGGAGACTCAGAATTGATTAGTTACATTGAGAATGCTGGACAGGAGGAGAATTTAAGAAATGATTGGACTTCTACAATTAACTGATTATGAGTAGATTTAAGCAAGTAATGGGAAATCTGAGGTTAAGGAGGGAGAGAGTTCTTAATGGACTTTATAATTGTATTCCTTTCCCTTTTCCAAGATTTAGAGCATGGGTTCCAGGCATTGAAACTGCCAAGTTCATAGTAGTAACTGCCAATCAGAAAGTAGGTAAATCAAAGTTCTGTGATTACCTATTTGTATATGAACCATTGTTCTTTATATTGGAGCATCCTGAGATGAGAGTTAAGGTTCTCTATTTTACTTTGGAGATGAGTCCAGAGGAAAAGTACAATGAGTTCTTGTGTCATCTATTGTTTAGATTGGATGGAATAGAGGTATCTCCTACTGAACTGAAAAGTACAGATAGAGACCATCCTATTGATGAGAAGATTCTTGAATTACTTGAATCTGATAAGTATCAGAGATATATCAAGGCATTCGAGGATATGGTTGAGTATATTGATGGCCAAAGGAATCCTACAGGAATCAATAAGTACTGTAGAGACTATGCCTTAGCTCATGGACATCTTAACTTCAAGAAAGGTAAGAGGAAAGACCCTATCACAGATAAAATCATAGATGCAGATGTGGTAGACAATGACAATCCTTATACCCCAGATGACCCAGAGGAGAGGAGGATAATCATCATAGATAATGCCTCGAATCTATCTCTTGAAAGTGGATTAAAGAAGATGGAAACTATTGATAAGATGAGTAAGTATGGCATTACTCTTAGAAATCAATTGAAATTCATTTTTGTGTTGATTCAGCATCAAGCACAGGCTCAAGAAGGTATTGAGAACCAAAAGTTGAATAAGCTTAAACCATCTTCTGATGGTCTTGCAGATTGTAAGACTACTACCAGAGATGCCAATATGGTTATAGGTCTTTATAGTCCATTCAAGTATGGACTAAGAGAGTATGAAGGATATGATATAACCAAGTTCAGGAACCATATAAGGTTCATGGAAGTGATTGAAGATAGAGACTATGGAGCAAATGGTCAAATCTGTCCTTTATTCTTTGATGGTGCAGTGAGTACATTTTGTGAACTCCCAAGACCCGATGATAGGGAAGCATTACAGAGAGTATATAACTATATGGAATCAAGGAAGAGCAAAACTGCTAAGACTTTCTTTAGTTATGGAATAAATAAAATGAATAGAAAGTTGCACAGGTGGAAAATACTTCATAAGTTTGCAGCCCTTTTCAAGTAAGAATTATGAAGTCAGGTATCTACAAAATTGAGAATAAGGTTAATGGCAAGGTGTATATAGGCTCCTCCAACTCTATAAAGAGAAGATGGCAGAAGCATAAAGCACTACTAAGACATGGTAAACACCAAAATAGCCACTTACAGGCTGCTTGGGATAAGTATGGAGAAGATAACTTTTCTTTCTCTGTAATAGAACTATGTCCTATTGACCAACTCATAAGTAGAGAGCAGTACTTCATAGACTCTATTAATCCCGAATATAATCAAAGCAAGATTGCAGGAAGAATTGAAATGACAGATGAAGTAAAGCAGAAATTATCATGTTCAACTGTGAATGCCTATAAGGATGGGAAGCTAAAAAGGACAAATAAAGAAGTTTTCCAATATGACTTAAAGGGAAATTTCATTAGAAAGTTTGATTCTTTGAAGGAAGCCACTGAATATGTTAATGTTGATTTACATCATTTATCTCAAGTCTTGAATGGTAAAAAGAATGTTGCAGGTGGTTATGTTTGGAGATTTTACAAAGTGGAAAAGTTGGATGTTTGGTTTAATAGAATGGGAAGACCCCTGACTAAAGAACCATACAGACCAAAGAAGAAGTATAATAAAATTAAAATTGAATCAAATGGCTAAAATACTTGTTTTGGCAAAAAGTGGATTTGGAAAAACCACTTCCTATTGTGGTAGGGAGAAGCTTGGTATTAAAGGTCTTAACCCTAAAGAGACCTATGTTATCCAATGTATTGGTAGGGGTGTTCCTAACCCTAACTTCAAATTGATTGAAGGCAACATTGGAGTGGAGAATGTAGGTAAGCCCACACAGAAGCTTGTAAATGCAAATGCCCTTGCCACAGGAAACAGAGTACAGGTAGATAGTCTTACAGGACTTGACAGATTTGCAGCAATTGCAGAGATTGTCAATATAATGAAGAAATCACCTTATAAGAATGTTCTTATAGATGATATGAACTATCTTGCTCAGGATTTCTATATGGCAAATGCCATGAAAGGTGGATGGGATACTCCTAAGCAGATTGGCTATGGTATGGGTCTCATCTTTGATTCTTTCAAGGGATTCCCTGAAGATAAGAATATCATTTGTTGTGCCCATTATGAAGAGTATAAGGATAAGAATGGTGACTCTATTTCCTATAAGTTCAAGACTACTGGAAAGATGGTAGATGATTATATCACTCCAGAAGGTAAGTTTGATATTATACTCTTTGGTAAAGTAGGGTATGATACAGAGAATAAGAAGCCTATTAAGCACTTTGTGAAAGAATTTGATGGTGAATATCCTGCTAAAGACAGTCTTGGAGCTTTGGATGACCTGCCTGATGAAATTCCTAATGATTTGTCTATAGTAGTAGACAAATTGAGGGAGATTTATGGATAGGAATGAGACTGTAAGAATATCAAGGTTAGCTGCCTTTGGTGGACTTACTTCAACTGATGTTAGTGTATTGTTAATACAATATTGTGTAGCAGAACACAATAAGCCTTATGAAGATACTATAAGATTTGTGACTGCATTATTAAGCAGACCTATAGAGCTGAAATTTTATGTAAAGGCTGCATTAGAGTACTATGAGAGAAAGTTCACAGTATGTAAGCTATGGAGTGCTTCCAATCCATTAAACAATATGGGGCAAGAAAGAAAGTTATTACAAATCTTTTAATAGCAAGAAAATATGAAAACATTAACAGTAAGACAGTTTGCAGGTGTAAAAAGAATTGCACAGAATGTTAATCCTTTAGTAGTAAAGAAGAATAAGATTGCTGCCAAGATTGATGAACTTAATGCAGAGTATAATGCTCTGACTGAGGAAATTGAAGGACATGAAATGGGTGTCAAGGCTTTGACAGGTGGTCTCACAAGTGAAGACTTGGTTGTCAAGAAGGTAGAAGATACAGGCAAGGTTGATAAGGATGGTAAGCCTGTAAAGGTTACTAAGTATGAACCTAAGGCTGGTGTAGTAGTGTTCAATGAAGAGGCTAATGTGTATGAGATTCATGTAGAAGAGCCTGCTATTGACAATGTTGCTCCTGAGACAGTAGATGATACAGAGAAGGCACCTGAAGTTGAGGTAAAGGCTGGTGAAGAAGCACCTATTGACCCTACTAACCCCTTTAATGATGGCACAGAGACCAGTGACAAACTGCCTTTTGAGGAGTAATTTAAGGTGTAAGAAATAGAATCAAGAACAAGAAAAATCATTAGAAAAATGAAAAAGACAAATTTTGCATTTATGGCATTTGCATCAGGCAAGGAATCTACTGAGGGCAATGCAGTAAAGAGATATACAGGTGTAGCTCCTGTATTTGTTTTGGCTGTAAATCCTAACAAGGCAGAGTTAGAGAAACTCTATAATACCCAACTTGAAAATGACCCTGAGTATCTGGGTGAAATTGAGGTAGGTGAGGACAAGCACAAGGTACAGAATGTCAGACTTGACTTCATTGTTAAGACTGATGCTGAAAAGTGTGGTGGCATTGAGTTTACTACTAAAGTAGCTTTCTTCATCAGAAAGGAATACAGATACAATAGAGACCAGACTAAAGTACAGGTAATTGATAAGTATGGTAGAACTGCTTGGGTTACTATAGAGCAGGCTAAGGCACATGAAATTCCTGTATATAAGAATGGTCCTGCCAACATTGATAAGGACTATAGACCTGCTTATCATGGTGAAGAAGAGCTTACTAACTTTATCAAGGCATACCTCAACATTCCTAATGTAATGAAGTATGTTAACAATACTTGGGTTATGGTAGACAAACCTGAGGATTGTGAAGCAAGACTTGAAAGCATTGCTGAGTATTTCAAGGGTAATTTCAAGGAGCTGAGAGATGTTATTGCATTGCAGCCTAATAACAAGGTTAAGGTATTGTTTGGTGTAAGAACCACTGATGATAACAAGCAGTATCAGGCTGTTTATAATCAGATGTTCTTGAAGAACAACATCACTGACTACAGTAAGTTGGATGCAGATTTGCAGGAAAGAAAGGCTGCTGGTGCATATCCTACTACTGAGTTTACTGTGGGTGACTTGAAGGAGTATGATGTAGAACCTACAGACCTCAGTAACTCTGGTGTAGCAGGTGATATGCCTTTCCCTGCTGCTAATGATGCTGCTGGTGGTACACCTTGGGATTTTGGTAAGTAAGTAGTAATTTCTAAAAAAAAAGCAATGGCAATCAGCAAAGGTAAATCCTCTGTGAGCCTTGATGATATTCTAAGTAAAGTGACAGAAGCAGACATTCTGTCATATTACTTAGGAGTCACAGAGGTTCCTTGTATTATAAATAGTCCTCTTAGACAGGATAGGAGACCTTCTTTTGGTCTTTATTCTACTGATGGTAGAAGAATATTTTACACAGATTTATCCACGAGGGATAGAGGAGGTCTGTTTGACCTGCTTGGTCATATGTGGGGTACTGATTATATCAGTACTCTAACAAGGATTAATGAGGACATTTCAAAGTTCTGTGGTGGTGCCAGTATTCATTCATATACTCCCTGTACTGTAAGAAGTACAAATAGCTATAACAAAGATACAGACTTACAGTGCAAAGTCAGAGATTGGAGAAGTTATGATATTGAATATTGGGCATCCTATGGTATAACTCTGGAATGGCTCAAGTATGCAGAGGTTTATCCCATATCTCATAAGATTGTCATAAAAGATGGTCATAGATATGTGTTTGGAGCTGATAAGTATGCCTATGCTTATGTAGAACACAAGGAAGGTAAAGTTACTCTAAAGGTATATCAGCCTTTCAACAAAGCTGGTTATAAGTGGAGTAATAAGCATGACAATTCTGTAGTAAGCCTATGGACTAAAGTACCTGAATATGGGGAGCAAATATGTATATGCTCTTCATTAAAAGATGCTCTATGTCTATGGGCTAATACAGGTATCCCATCTCTTGCCATTCAAGGTGAGGGATATAGGATGAGTGATACTGCAATTAGTGAACTGAAAAGAAGATATAAACAAGTCTTCATTTGCTTGGATAATGATGAGCCAGGATTAAAAGATGCTCAGAAGTTAGCTAAGGAAACAGGGTTTACTAATGTAGTATTACCACCCTTTAATGAAGGGAAAGATATTTCAGACTTGTATAAGGCTAAGGGCAAAGATGAGTTTCTTAGAATAATCAAGCCTTTATTTAACTCTTCAAGACAAGAGGACAATGATTGGGATGATTTGCCCTTTTGCATAGATTAAAGTTTCAATAAGTCCAATTTATAAAAAAAAAAGTGAAAACATGGAAGCAAGAAAAATTACAGTCGTACAGACTAAGAATCAGAAAAAGAGTGTTATTATGTCAGCAGCCACGACCCTTGCTGAGTTGAAAAATGACCTGAAAGCTAATGGTATTGACTATAGTGGTATGACCTTCTTTGAGGGTACATCAAAAGTTGAATTGAAGAATGATGCTTCAGTCCTGCCACATGATGTTCCTTACAAGGGTACTATCACAAATGAGTTGGTTTTCATGCTTACTAATACCAATAAGAAGATTAGAAGTGGTGCTGTTGCAATGAGCAGAACTGAGGCATACGGTGCTATCAAATCTATGGGTTTACAGGATGCTTGTGTAAAGAAGTTTGGCAAGAATTTCACTATGTGTAAGACTGCTGACCTTATTGCATTGATACAAAGTAACGGTGGTTCAGAGCCTGATGCTCCTAAGGCTGAGACTGAGAAGGAGGAAAAAGTAGAAGCACCTGCAAATGCTCCTGAAGCACCTATGAATAATGGTGGTGAATGTGTTGATACTGTAGCAAGAGCTGCTATCAGCAAGTTGGTGGAAATTCTTGAGAATAATGGCACAATTGAAGATTGTGAGAAAGAGGAAGTACTTGATATTCTTGGGGGTGCAGTTGCAGTAAGTGCCGCACCTTCTGAGGAATATAAGCCTAAGCCAGCTTCTCCTTACTCTGATGATGAGATTGATGATATGTTTGAAGGAATGGGTATCAATTAACAAGGGTAAGTAACAGTAGGTAAGGAGGTTAGAAATGCCCCCTTACCTACTTTTTTTTTATAGTAATATGAGTGGAGAAACAATTAAATTAATTGAAGAGAGGATAGAAGAGCTATATGACTCCTTGATGGACAGACCACTCCGAGTATTAAGCATATTCAATGATTTCTTTGGAGAGGATAAGGTTGATATGCAAGGATATTGGAGTTTGGACAGATTCAAATCTTGGTTAAAGATAGAATCTTTGGCTACTTATATTCCCGATGGTGATACTGTAAGCATGAACAGGAATGATTGGAGCATGTATAAAACATTGGCTATTACTGACTTACCCGAAGACCAAGTAGAAAAGGTTGTAAATGTGTTTACAAATGCTACAGTAAAGGGAAGGGTTGGGGATGCCAAGTTTAATGGCATATTCATTCTTGTACATTTTCCTCATGTAAGAGTAACCAATGAACATGACAGATTTGTGGATATTAACCATCTGTGGGCTAAGGTGAAAATAATGTATAATGGCACATTGAATGGTGGATTTACACTTAATAGGTCAGAATATACCATGCTTCACATTAGTAGTGGATACATGCACAGTCATATTAGTGGTATTCCTACAGGTGACTTTACTAAGTTCCAGAGTCCTTGCACAGGTAGTGGTCCCATCAATAGTACTATTAGTACCCTCAATAGGGACTATGATGAGGATATGTGGAACATGTTTTGCCTTGAACTAAGTAAGTATGTAACTGTAGAATCTATTGCTGGAAGACCTTATAATTACTTGGAGAGGTTAGGCACTAATAATATGGGAGCAGGTGTAGATAGATTCATTACATATCTGTCTCCTAATTACTATGAAAGTGTCATTACTCCTGATAAATTCAAGGAGTTTGTAAGGTACTTTATTAGCTCTAAGAAACTCAAATTTAACTATGTCAATGGCTCTTATTCTATTGGTATGTCACTCATTGAATTTATTGTACTTATTAGTAATGAGTTTATTAAGTGGTATAATGACCAATTTAATAAGGAGGAATTTACTGCTAATTTTGCAGAATTGAAGAGGGTAGGTATCTTGAGAGAATGTATCATAGATAATGGGAAGATTTACTATGATAAAGTTGTGAACAATGTAAATAACTATGCTCAATATATAGGCAAGAAGGTTTGCATGTTCAAGGGAAGAGAGGTTACTATTGATATTACAGATACTGTTGAGGTAAGGAATGAGAATAAGAGCATAATTCTTAATACTCCTACTGCACTATACATATTAGCAATAATACTTAAAGTGTTAAATTATAGATATGGAAGAAGTAAAGCAACCCACGAAGGTAATCAGCTTGGTACAGAAGTTAGGTACTTATAATTATAAGCTGATTATTCCAGCAGAAGTGGAAAGAAAGATAAGATTTGCCTGCCAAAAGGTGTGGAGTACTGAATGGTCAGGTACATTATTCTTTACACATGAAGGCTCATTTGAAGATAATGACCTTGTGATAAGATGTGTGGATATTTACATTATGGATATTGGCACTCAAGCCTATACAGAGTTTGATATGAATCCTGATGTGATAGCCTATATGTGTGAGAATCCTGAGCTACTTGATTGCCAAATGGGTCTTATACATTCCCATAACAATATGAGTACCTTCTTTAGTGGAACAGATACTGCTACTCTAAAGGAGGAAGGTAGGGATAGAAATAACTTTGTATCTCTCATTGTGAATAATGCAGGTACTTATACTGCTGCAATTACAAGGAGGGTTAAGTCAAAGCAGGTCAAAGAGTCTGTGTCTTATGAGTTCTTTGGTGATGGTGAAAAGCAAGACACTAAGGAATATGTAAGTGATGCAGATGAGATTGAATGGTTCTATCTTGAAATAGAGAAAGAAGGTGAGAATTATTCCTTTCCAGACATGGCAGCAAGACTTGAGGAAATCAAGCAAGCTAAAGCAGAAAAGGCAGAAAAAGCAGAAAAAGCCAAGAAAGCTCAGACACCTACATATCAAGGTGATTATAAGCCTGTTATTGCTAATTCCTATGGTACAAAGGCAGGTCCAGCAAATCTTGTCAAGAAGGAAGCTAATAAGCCTAAGGTAGTTCAGCCAACTCTCTTTGATGATGCAGATGACTTGCCATTTGAAGAGGAATATGACATACCTTATGGTCAAGTATCATTTGATAAGGTTACTCTGAAATCTCTTGTACTTCAATTGATTACAGGTAGTATTATCATTTCTAATGATAGTAAGATTGACATTACTAAATGGGCTAAGTCAATGCCTGCACTGTATGAAAAGAGATTTGGTAAAGGCAAAGTTGGCATGAATAATTTCAAGATATGGGCAGAGACTTATGCAGAGTACCTGACATGGCATATAACAGATGAGAAATTAGAAGAGCTTGGCTTTGATAATACAGAAATTTGTGCTATTTGTGCCCATGATATGATAGAGGAACTTACTAAACTCCCTGAAAATGATTATATCAAAGGGTATATTGATGCACTCCAAAAGTATTTAATATTATGACAACAAGTGAAATAGAAAATAGAGTAGCAGAATCTGAGAGAGCTTTAGGAGAAGCTATTGAAGAATTTAACTCAATGGAAGACTATGAAGTGATTCTTCAAGATATTAGTGATGATTCACCTTTAACAGAAGAAGAACAGGATATTCTTGACCAAGCTGTAGAAGATGCACATCAGGAAATACCTACAAACTCTGCAACCTTACTGGTAGATGAAGCTACAAGTAGGTTTAGTTCTGCCATTTGGTATGAGAACATTCAGAAGAAGACTGTCATTTTGGCAGGTGTAGGTGGCATTGGTAGTTATGTAGGCTTCTTATTGGCAAGAATGAAGCCAACTGCCATGTTTATTTATGATGATGATATAGTGGAAACTGTCAATATGTCAGGTCAGTTATATGGTCAATCTGATTTAGGTAGACCTAAGGTATCTGCACTGGCTGAGATGATTAGGAACTATGCTGGCTATAGTAGTGTCTTTGCAATAAGTGAAAGATTCACTGATGAATCTGAGGCATCAGACATTATGATTTGTGGCTTTGATAACATGGCAGCAAGAAGACTTTTCTTTAATAAATGGGTAAATCATGTTCGATCCAAACCAGAGGAGGAGAGAAAGAATTGCCTGTTTATTGATGGCAGATTAGCAGCAGAAGAGTTTCAGGTATTGTGCATCAAGGGAGATGATGAGTACAACATCAATAGGTACAATAATGAGTTCCTATTCTCTGATGCAGAAGCTGATGAAACTATCTGCTCCTATAAACAAACTACCTTCTGTGCAAATATGATTGCATCTTATATGGTTAATTTGTTTGTAAACTTCTGTGCTAATCAATGTGAGCCTCTCATTGATAGAGACCTGCCATTCCTTACCACATATAATGCAGAAACAATGTATCTTAAAACTGAAGTATAATGGAATTTAACCCAAGATTTGCATATAATGTAATGGGTGTTTTCAATAGCAGTGAGTCTGGTAATCCAGACCAGCTTGGAATGAATCTGTCTCTTGATAGTAACAATGTATTTAGAAGAAGCCTTGTCATTGAAGTAAACAATGATGAGGTAGAGATACCTGTGATTGCAAGAGAACACTTTGAAAAGCTGGTCTCAGACAATATGGCTTATCCCACAATTATGGGAATCAAAAGGATAATACTGCCATTATATGATAATGCACCAAGCCAAGAAAGGAGAACCTTTGATAGTATCATAACTCAATTATTTACTAATGTAGGATATGGTAAAAGATTGCAGAAGATAACTACCAATAAGGGTGAAGTGTATTATGGTGGTAAAGGCATCATCTTTGATGAGAGCTACACTCCATTACTATTATGTACATTAACTGCAAGAAGTGTACATACTGAGGACAATGGTAATACTATGGTCTATTACAGACCTGTGTGCCATGTCAGTCCCAAAGTATTTTTAGAGTCTGATAAGTTGATTAACAAAGGCATCATCAAGAAATTGATTCCCTATTATACAAGTAGGGACATAAATTTCCCAAGGAGCAATTATAGTTTCAGCAGTAATCCAGAAGACAGGAAAGTAAAGGTTATAGTAGATAATTTCAATAAGTTCTTTATAGAACCTATTAAACCTACCCCATCTACCTGCTCTAATGATGCACTGAATGAATGCCTTATTGACAATATTGATGACATAATGATGTTGATATGACATTAGATGAATACTTTGGAGATTGGATGAAGGTAATTGATAGGACAGAGCTTAATAATGTAATGGCTAAGGTTGGGCAAGAATACAGGAGGAAACCATTGTGTCCTGCCCAATCTGATGTATTCAGAGCATTTGAGCTTTGTCCTCTCAAGGACTTAAAAGTAGTTATGTTAGGTCAAGACCCCTATCCACAAAAGGGAGTTGCAACTGGAGTATTATTCGGGAATAGAAAGGAAGTTGATGAGGATAACTTATCTCCATCATTAAATGTTGTTAAAGAGGCAGCAATTAATTTTGAAGTTCCACATTATTGTATTACCTTTGACAACTCTCTTGAGAGTTGGTCTAAACAAGGAATACTAATGATAAACTCTGCACTCACTGTAGAAATGAATAGGATAGGTTCTCATGTGATGTTGTGGAGACCTTTCATAGCTAAATTGCTAAAGAACTTGTCTGAATATAATACAGCTATAGTATATGTATTGTTTGGCAGACAAGCCCAAACCTTCAAACCTTATATTAATGATAGGTTCAATCATATCATAGAGATTGAACATCCTGCATATTTTGCAAGGAGTGGTACTAAGATGCCACATCAGCTATTTGTTGATATAAGTAATAAGGTAAAAGAGATTTATGGTGTGCCTATAAAATGGTACGAAGAGTATTAATACTAAACAAAAAAAAATGGAAAAGATTTATTTGACAAATGGTAAGGAAGTACAGATTGGAGACACTCTGACTAAAGTATCTAAAGTGAAAGACCCCTTCTTTGGTAAGGGCATTGTAGCTCAGCACATTGTAGTGACTAAGGACATTCTTCCTAAACTCCTTGAGGCTGGCATTGTTACTACTACCAAGCCTGCAAAGTCTGCTGTGGTTGAATCTGAGGTTCCTATGGAGCTGGAGTACTACATTCAGAAGATTGCAGAGAAACTTGGTTGGAAGATTGAGAAGGTCTATAACTATCTCAATAGTGTAGATACTATTCTTCCTGCTGCTGCATTCTCTATGGTACTTAGAGAAATAGCCATTGAGTTGGATAAGAAGTATGAGGACCATATTGAGAAGAGTCCTGAGATTTATGTAATCTCTATGCTTGATGGTAGAATCACTAAGGCTAACAAAGCCCACATCAAGAACTATAGGAACTTCGCAGCATTCAGGACTATTGAGGATGCTAAGATTGCTTGCAGAATTACAAGAGACATTCTTAAAGAAATGTTCAAAAGTGGCAAATAAGAAGATTAGAAATGCCACACAGAGTAGTTCTAAGGGTATAACATTCAAATCCCAGTTGGAGAAGAGCATATACAATACTCTTCTTCAACAAGGGTTTGAGCCTCAATATGAGCCAACTACCTTCACTTTATGGGAAGGTTTTGAACCTATCACCCCATATTATGATAAGGAGACTGACAAGCAGAAAATCAAAAGATTATCAGACGGGACAAATACTTGTCCCTCAAAGATACTAATTCAGAAAACAGGTAAAATTGTTGGTATCAGATATACACCAGACTTTTATTTCAAATATAATGACCTCAATGTTTATATTGAAGCCAAAGGAATAGAGAATGATGTATTCTATATCAAGAAAAAGATGTTTATAAAATATCTTGATAACCTATACACTGAAAAAGGTGAAAAGTCTATCTATTTTGAGGTATATACCAAGAAACAACTCTTGCAGGCATTAGAAATTATCAAGAGTTATGGACAATAGAGAACCAACAGACAGAATAAAGGCTTTGATTCCCTCATTGCCTGAGGGAGATGCAAAGCTTGCACATAAGTTCTTGAATAGTAGGGACTTTGAGTCTCTCCAACTTTTAGTTGATTCATCTCTTGTCAGAGTAAAGAAAGGTCTCAGTAAGGAAAATCCTAAAGAGGAGTATCTGAAAGCAGACCTTGGAGAAATGAGGAAATTGAAGTCAGAAATAGATACTTACTGTGAGGCTCTTGAGTTGCCAGAGCAGGAGGATGAGTATGAAGATTTCAGTAGTGAGGAATACAATCAAGATTATTACTAATGGAGAGGAAATCTTTAAGAAGTATATCTTGGGATGTGTCTGAAGAAACATATAGGGCAGACCCAGCATTAAGCTATTCAACCCTTGCAAGATATGAGAGGGAGGGATTCAATAACTTGGATAAATTATTTGACAGGTTAGAGACACCTTCTCTTACTTTTGGGAGTGCAGTGGACTCCTTAATCACAGGTGGTCAAGAAGAGTTTAATGAAAGGTTTATGGTTGCTGAGTTTCCTTCTACTCCAGACTCTATTACAAAGATGGTAAAATCTTTGTTCAGTCAGTATGGAGATTCTTATAGGAGTCTTATTACAATTCCTGATGATGCAATCATTAAGGAGACTGAATATCAGAGTTATCAAATGAACTGGAAGCCTGAGACAAGGGCTAAAGTTATCAAGGAGAAAGGAGCTGACTACTATAACCTGTTATTTATAGCAGGCAGTAAGACTATACTTGATACTCAGACCTATCAAGATGTGTGCAGTGCAGTAAGAGCATTGAAAGAGAGTAAATCCACTCAATTCTACTTTGCAGAGGATAATCCATTTGAACCAGATATTGAGAGATTCTATCAGTTGAAGTTTAAGGGAGAGTTCAATGGTGTAAAGTATAGGAATATGGCTGACTTAATCATAGTCAATCATAAAGAGAAGTGGGTAAAGCCAGTAGACTTGAAAACAAGTTCCCATACAGAGTGGGACTTCTATAAATCCTTTGTAGATTGGAGATATGATATTCAAGCCAGACTATATTGGGCTATTATAAGGCAGAATATGGATAAGGATGAGTACTTCAAAGACTTCAAGCTGCTTGACTATGATTTCATTGTAGTCAATAGGAGAATCCTTGTCCCATTGGTGTGGACTTGTCCATTTACACAGGTAGTAGGTACATTGAAGTTTGGAAAGAATAGCCAAATAGAAATGAGAAGTCCTTTTGTGATAGGAGAAGAGCTTTCTTCTTATCTCACTTCCAGACCAAGAGTTCCTGTGGGTATTAATGAAACTGGTCCTAATGATTTAAGAGAATGGTTAAATACATTGTAATATGCAAGTAGTAAAAAGAGATGGTAGTATAGAGGAATTTAATGTTGATAAGATTATAAGTGCTGTAGAGAAAGCCTTTAAGTCTTGCAACAAGAAAATGCCTCAATATCTGTATGATATGATAGGTGCCTTGTTTGGCACTTTGGAAGGAGATACTATAGGTATTGAAGAGATACAGAATAAGGTTGAGGATGTTCTTATGAATGACAAACACTTTGATGTAGCAAGGAGTTATATCATTTATAGAGAGCAGCATAAGCAGGCAAGATTCATTAGAGAAAGAATTGATTATATGGATGAGTATAGTCAGTCTAATGAGAATGCAGCCACTTCATCAGAGACAGATGCTAATGCAAATGTAACTATGAAGAATGTTGCCAACCTTGAGGGTGAAGTATATAAGACTACTAATAGGGTTATTCAGAGGCAAAGGATGAAAGACAAGCTGAATGAAATGTACCCTGAAGTAGCTAAAAAGTATGAAGAGGATTTGAACTCTCATGTTATTTATACACATGATGAAGCAACCACTCCTGTCTTGAAGCAGTATTGTATGGCTGTGAGTCTGTATCCTCTTATGATGGAAGGAGTAGGCAATATTGATGGTATCACTCCAACACCTCCTAATGACTTGCAATCATTCAGTGGTCAAGTAACCAATCTTATATTCTTGCTATCTTCTCAGTGTAAGGGTGCAGTGGCAGTAGGTGAATATTTTATTGCTCTCAACTATTACATTGTGCAGGAATTTGGTCCTAATTGGTATGAAAAGTTGGATGTAGTAACTACTATAAACCATTGCAGTAAGCAGAGGACTGTAAGAGATGCCATATATAAAGCATTCAAACAGTTTATCTATGGTGTAAATCAGCCTGCTGGCAATAGGTCTTATCAGAGTCCATTCACTAATGTGTCTTATTATGACCATACCTACTTTGATTCATTGTTTGGAGAGTTCTATTATCCTGATGGTACTAAGCCTCAATGGGAAGCAGTAGACTGTCTGCAAAGGCTGTTTATGAAATTCTTCAATAAGTTAAGAACCAAGCAAATCTTGACTTTTCCTGTGGAAACTATGGCTATGGTGTATGACCCTAAGACCAATGATATTATAGATAAGGACTATAAGGACTTCACTGCTGAGATGTATGCAGAAGGACATTCATTCTTTACCTATATATCAGATAGTGCTGATAGTCTTGCATCATGCTGTAGATTAAGGAATGAGCTTGCAGAGAATACTTTCAATCCTACATCAGGTCTTACTGGTGTAATGACTGGCTCATGCAATGTAATTACTCTTAATATCAATAGAATTGTACAGGATTGTGATAAGGCTTATGGATTGAAGAGGAATGGAGGATGGAAAGAAAATACTTCATTTCTTAGGGATTACTTAGTAGATATTCTCCAAAGAGTCTACAAGTATCATATTGCCTTCAAGACAATGTTGTATGACCTTGAAGATAAAGGCATGTTTGCTGCTTCAAATGGTGGATATATTCATATTAGTAAGTTATACAGTACTATAGGTATCAATGGCTTGAATGAGGCTGCAAGATTCTTAGGTATGACTGTTGGCAACAACAAGGAGTATATTGAGTTCCTGCAACTGGTTCTTGGTACTATCAAAGAGCAGAATAAGATACATTCCATCCATGATGCCAATAGACCATTCTTATTCAATTCTGAGGTAGTTCCTGCTGAAGGGTTAGGAGGAAAGAATTATAATTGGGATAAGGAAGATGGATATTGGGTTCCAGAGGATGAGAATCTGTACAATTCATACTTCTATGATGCACATGATGATACCTCAGTACTTGATAAGTTTATACTTCATGGAAGGCAGACTTATCAATATACTGATGGAGGTAGTGCAGCTCATATCAATCTTGAAGACCACCTGAGTAAGGAGCAGTATCTCAAGCTGATAGACTTTGCAATAGCTAATGGAACCAACTATTTCACATTTAATATTCCTAATAGTAAGTGTGATGATTGTGGCTACATTACTAAGCATCCTATCACTGAGTGTCCAAAGTGTCATAGTAAGAATATTACTCAATATACAAGAGTGATAGGGTATTTAAGACCTATTAAATCATTTGGTAAAGATAGGCAGATTGAAGCAAGTCATAGAACCTATAGTGATGGAAGGAGTGAGATATGCTAAAGTATGTGGATGTAAAAGTTACCTTTGCTGAAGTTCCTGATGAGGTAACTCTTGCTATCAATATATCTAATTGTCCATGTCAATGTAAGGGCTGTCATAGCTCTTACTTGGCACAGGATATTGGAAAACCTCTAAATAAAACATCCCTTAGTGAGCTTATTGAGGGTAACAAAGGAGTGTCCTGTGTAGCCTTTATGGGCGGAGATAGTAATGTTATACACTTAGTAGCTTTGGCAAGTTGGGTGAAAACACACACTAACCTTAAAGTTGCTTGGTATAGTGGCAGACAGGAACTTGCTGATGTGGTAGCAAGACAGTTGCGGTGGTTTGACTTTATTAAGTTAGGACCTTATAAGGAAGAGCTTGGTCCACTTAACAGTAGGACTACTAATCAAAGGTTCTATGAAGTAGGGCCTTTTGACGAAGTAATCCCGGGTGATTTTGTTTTATCAGATATAACAGATAAATTTTGGAAACATACAAGTTGAAAATTCATGGTAATAGAAACAAAATATAATATAGGCGACGAGGTCTATACTTTATATAAAAATAAAGTAACCAAAACTAAAATTAAAGCAGTCAAAGTCTTAGTATCTACTGATGTTACGGTTGAATATAATTCAGACATAGTAGAAGGATTGTTTGAATCTAATAAAGTATTCATGGAGAAGGACTTGTTTAAAACTAAGGAAGAATTATTAAAATCATTATGAAACTGAAAATTAAAATAAAAGTATTAACTGAGGGCTGTATGCCTGTAATTGGCAAGATTGGTGATTGGATAGACTTGAGGTCTGCCATAAATATCACTATCCCTGCACCACAAGCTGATGTTCTTAAGAGAAAAACTGTTGAAGGAGAGAGAGTAGGTCATAGGGATGTAGAGATTCCCACCTATTATATCCCTCTTGGAGTTGCAATGCAACTGCCTAAAGGATTTGAGGCTATTATTGATTCAAGGAGTAGTGGTCCTAAGAAGTTAGGATTGTTCATCCCAAATGGTCAAGGTGTAGTGGATAACACATATAATGGCAATGATGACCAGTGGCACTATGTATGTTCTCCTATGAGAGAGACCACTATTGAAGCGGGTGACAGAATCTGTCAATTTAGGATACAGCTTAGTCAGAAAGCTACTATGTGGCAGAAGATTAAATGGCTGCTAAGTTCAGGTATTGAACTTGTGGAAGTAGATGACTTGGGTGATGATAACAGAGGAGGATTTGGTACTTCTGGCATCAAGTAGTAACTAAAAAAAGCATGAAGCATGGTATTAGAAATAATTGGTATTATGTTTGCAGTAATCATCTTATCTATTATCATTAATGGTGTAGAAGATTATTGCAAGCAAAGCAAAAGGGTAAATATGTCTTTCAAAGAGGCTATGGATTTGGTAGAGTTGCCTGTAGTAACATTCCTTAATGGAGATAAGAAACTTAACTTCTTATTGGACACTGGAAGTAATATCTCTCAAATCAACAGCTCTATTCTCCCTCTTCTTGACCATAAGAAGATAGAAGCAAAAGACATGGATGTGACAGGAATTGAAGGTAATAAGGTAAATACTGAGTTCTGTGAAATGACAATCACTTATAAGGGGCAAGAATTTGTAGGTGATTTCTGTATCCATAACTTGGATGATGCCTTTGCTATTGTTAAGGAAGAGTCTGGTGTGCAAATTCATGGTATCCTTGGCAGTCTGTTCTTCCAAAAATATAAATATGTCTTTGACTTTGAAAGTCTTATTGCTTATTCTAAGAAATAATGGAAGATATTATAAAACTTAGGTCCAGATATGGAGCTGTAAACTATCTCAAGAAGATGCCTAAACCTGATGGTTCTGAATCAAAAACTTATGTACTTAAAACTGATGTGCCTACATTAAGAGTGGGTGAAGTTCAAGGAGAAAATAAGTTTATTGACCCATCAGGAGGTCCAATGATTGTGGTAGGTTATGAGCTTGAGGAAGCCAAAGCAGTTGTCAAATCTATAGACTTTGTTGAGAGTTATGGATATACTTTAACATTTGAATAATGATATATTTTGTTACTGGTCAGAGAGAACTATTTGAGTTTCCTGATGCTAAGTATAAATGTATTTCTGTAGAAGAGTCTCTTAAAATATTAAAGCCCCTTCGAGTAGTAGGTTTAGATACTGAAACTACAGGTACAGAGATATGGCAGGGTAAATTACTTACTCTTCAACTTGGCAATAAGGAAAATCAAGTTGTGATAGATTGTATGACTGTTGATGTCAAACAGTATAAGGACTATCTTGAAAGTGACAGATTATTCATCATTCATAATGCAAAGTTTGATTTAAGATGGCTGTATAAGGAACATATTGTAGTCAGAAATGTTTATGATACTTATTTAGCTGAAAAGATTCTATTTCTTGGATTTCCACCTGGCATTGTATCTTTGTCCTTACAGGCTTGTTGTGATAGGTATTTACATATCTATCTTGACAAGACTGTTAGAGGACAGATACATGCAGGTATGACAGAAGAGGTCATAGTTTATGCAGCAAATGATGTTGTGCATCTTGAGGATATTATGAACTTGCAGCTTGTTACTATCAATGCAAGAAATCAGAAAGTGGCACTTGATATTGAGAATGAGTTTGTAAGAGTCCTTGCATACATTGAATATTGTGGCATTAAACTTGACCCTGTTAAGTGGAAGGCTAAGATGGCTAAAGATGCAGAGAGGTTAAGGATTGCTGAACAGAAACTTAATGATTGGGTAGTAGACTATGTGATGAAAAAGGGTGACTCTTCCCTTATTGCAAAAAACTATGATACTCACAAGAAAGGCAAGCCTGCCAAACTTGCAGATAATGTATATGTGGTAATACCACAACCTTCATTATTCTCTGAGTTTGATACTGGACCTCAATGTATTATTAATTGGAATAGTTCCAAGCAGGTAATCAGATTGTTTGAAGAACTTGGATTTGACCTATTGGTTAAAGACAAGAAAACAGGCAAGATGAAAAAGTCTGTGGAGTCTAAGTTTATAGAATTGCAGGCAAGTAAGAGTAGTATTGTTCCTTTATACTTGGAGTATTCAGCAGCTTTCAAGGTAGTAACATCTTTTGGTCAAAACTTCCTTGATGCCATTAACCCTGTTACACAAAGAATCCACCCAACATTCAATCAAATGATGGATACTGGTAGATTGAGTTGTGGCTCAGGAGGAAAAGGTAAAGGAGGTAAGACTAAAGATGATGATATTGCAGAGGAGGAAGATGAAAACAAGGACATTTCTACACAAGCAAATGATAAGAGTGTCAATGTTCAGCAGCTTCCAGCCACAGAAGAAACAAGAGCAGCATTTGTACCTGAAAAGGGACATTTGTTAGTAGATTGTGATTATGGAGACCAAGAGGGTCATGTGTTCACTGAGTTGTCTAATGATAAGGAGTGGATTGCATTCTACAATGACCCTAACCAAAGAGATGGACACTCCTTTGTAGCCAAGATGTGTTTCCCTAAAGACCTTGATGGGGTTGCAGAGAAGGATGTCAAGAAGGTAAGAAAAGACCTTAGAGATTTGGCTAAGAAGGCAAGGTTCTGCTTCAATTATAATGGTCAGGCTCCCACAATGGCAACTAATTGTAATATTCCTGTGGACTTTGCAACTGAGATTTATAACAACTATTTCAAGAGATTTAATGGTATAGCAAGCTATTTCAAGGTACAAAAGAGAGACATGTGGAATAGAGGCTATATCCTAATCTCAAAGATAACTGGGCTAAGGGCATATATCTATGACTATCCTATACTGAAAGGTATTGAAAGGAGAAAGAATGGTATGGAAGATTTCTGGGATATATACAAAGCTGCAAGAGACAGTGGCAGAGTAATATCTGAGATTCCACCATCTGTCATGCAAGAAATTGCAAAGAAGTTTGCCCAAGGTGTTCCTATTGAAGAAATAGCTGTTAGGTATTCATATAAGGTTAAAAAGGCAGGTAAGGTAGAGGAAAGATTCATTGATATTAACAGGGAGACTGTATATGTGTCAGTGATGAAACACTTATGGAAGAGAAAGAGTGCTTCTGATAATCAGTCATGTAATTATCCTTCTCAAGGTACTGCTGCTGCAATGACTAAGATAGCAGGTATCAGGTACTTCAATCATTTGGTTAATGATGGTCTTATATTCAAAGTCCTTATTCCTAATGATGTACATGATGAGTATCTGATAGAACCACCTGAGGAAATTGCAGAGCAGGAAGCTAAGAAGTTAAGTGAGTGTATGGAATATGCGGCTAATATCTTTTGTAAAAAAGTATCCATTAAGGCAGTTCCCGAACTGGCATCCTGCTGGGTACATTAAAAGGAAAAATAATATGGAACAGAAAGTTGATAATGTTAATCATCCCCCACACTATACATGGCTTAAAGATAAATGTGGGATTGAGGTGATTGATATAACAAGACACATGGATTTTTGCTTAGGCAATGCTATTAAGTATATACTTAGGGCAGGACATAAGCAGGATGCAAGCCTTACAGATAATCAGAAGGAAATTGAGGATTTGAAGAAGGCTATATGGTGTATCAATGATAGGATAAAGCAACTGGAAGGTGAGGTATAACACTCTAAGATCTATCATAGGAGGATAGAAAGATGAGTGGGATTAAAGTTAATGTTAAAACAAAGGCTAAAGAGACTCTGAAACTATCTAACCATCTAAGGTCATATCTTTTTGAACAGGAGTATGGTGAATTGAGTAACTGTACTTCTGTTCAAAAGAAGACTCTTAGGGATGCTTTGTTAGTTTTGAACTCTGTAGTCAGCAAGAGTAAATAATATGACAGAGAAGCAACTGAGATGGCAGAAAAGGAATAGAATACTTTGGAGGTTAAAAGGTATGGTAGGCTTCCCCTTTGAGGAAGGAGTACTTACACCTCTTGAGAATGATAGACTGAATACTGCCTTTAGTATTATTAGAGGAGTAATCCAAGATTCAGTAGAGTCAAGTATTGAATTAGGATTTAATGCTAAGAAGAGGTGTCACTTTTGTGGGAAGCCTGTTGTGGAAGGTAGTGAGTATTGTAAGGAACATAAAGAGTACATGGAGGAGAGACAATGCCAAAGATAATTTTATGCCGAGGTATTCAGGGTAGTGGTAAGACTACATGGGCTAAGCAATGGGTACTTGAAGACCCTGAACATAGAGTAAGATTCAATAATGATGACATCAGAAATATGTTGGGCAAGTATTGGGTTCCCAGTAGAGAACTATTAGTGCGTGCTTTAAGAATACGATTTATTGCAACATCTGTAAGGATGGGTTATGATATTGTCATTGATAATATGAATCTTGATCCCAAAGAGATAGGGTTCTATAAACCATATATAGAAGCACACAATCAAACAGTAGAGGAGTTAAGAAAGGAGAATATATTAAATCCCCAAGATGATTTCAAGTATGAATTGGAATTTAAGGATTTCTTCATACCTCTTCAGGACTGTATAGAGAGGGACTCAAAGAGACCTAATCCTATAGGAGAAGAGGTCATAAGGAAGACTTATGAGGAATATAAAGACATTCTGAAAGTATAGTATGAGGCAATATACATCAAGAGAGTTCATAAAGATAGTAGAGTTCAATGGTTTCTATTATGATAGACATAATGGAGACCATGCTATCTATGTGAATGATAGGAGAAAACATATCAGCATACCTAAGAATCTTGAATGTGTAATTGCTCGAAGACTGATTAAAGAGAATAACTTGATAACAGACATTAAAAGGAGAAAAAAAAAATAATGGACAATTATAATTATCCTATGGGTGCAGATACTAAAGATGCACCTTGGAATCAGGTTGATAATCCTGAAAGGGAAATTGAGGTCACAGTAAGTGTCACCCTTAGTAAAACTGTAAAGGTTAGGGTATCTGACTATGAGATTACTGACTCTGGAAAGGATGAAGATGGTGAATATTTTGAGGATATAGACTACTCAAACTGTGACCTTAAAGGTGCAGTTGAAGAGCAGGTTGTATTACCTCAGGATGCTTGGAAAAATCTTAGATGTATCTTAGAACATAGGGATAGGGTATTTAATGATTTAAGAGATTGGGATGTTGATGACTTTGAAGTCTTACTTGACTAGGATTTATTAATTAACAATTTAAATTGATATGAGACTAATTAAACCTTATTTAGAAATATGGGAACAGCTTGCTGGTCTTGAAGGAGTTTATAAACAGATTGAAAGAGCAGGTAGAGTATGTTATAAGTCTGAAGATAAGATAACAGAAGATTCTGCCAAGCCATTTGTAGATAATAGACTTATTAAGTCGGGTCATTATGCTATGTTAGAGCATGGAACTGTGTACCTTAAAAGGGACTCTACAAAGGAAGACAATCTTGAATGGGCTGAAAGATATTTACTTAGCCCATATTCCAGAATATCCTATGGGGAAGGTAGCCATAGAATTAATGGGGTTCTACATAACACTGTTTATGTGACTACTAATTACAGAGTTATTATAGAACAGGGTTGGCTTGATGACTTACAGTATATCTGTGAACCTACAGAGTACCATGAGAGAAGAGTTACTGTACATTTTGTATGTGATAGAGGTGTATCACATGAGTTTGTAAGGCACAGAGTAATGTCTTTTGCTCAGGAAAGTACAAGGTATTGTAATTATTCTAAGGATAAGTTTAACAATGAGCTTACATTTATTCAACCCTGTTGGTTAGATGATGAGAGACTGAAACTATATGGACCTTATCATACTGTTATAAGGGATAAATCCCCTGAGAGTATCTTCATTGCTAACTTAAATAATACAGAAAAAGACTATTTGGACTTAATTAAGCTTGGATGGAAACCACAAGAAGCAAGAGCTGTTTTACCAAACTCCTTAAAGACAGAATTGATTGTAACTGGATTTGTATCTGATTGGGAGAAATTCTTTAGACTCAGAAGTAGGATTGCTGAAACTGGAAAACCTCATCCACAAGCTCAAGAACTTGCAGACCCACTTATGGATGAGTTTGTCAAAAGAGGTATAATGGAAACACTTCTTTAAGTGTAAATACTTTATTAAAGTGTACTCATAATTCAAATATTTTTAGTATCTTTGCTGAAAAATATTGAATTATGAGTAATTTTATAGTGTACAAGCATACTTCTCCAAGTGGTAAATGTTATGTAGGAATAACAAGTCAAGCTCCAGAATACAGATGGGGTAATAATGGCTATAAGTACTTAGAGGCTCATAAGAATGGTAAACTCAAACATCCTTATTTTGCTCAAGCTATATTAAAGTATGGTTGGGATAACATAAAGCATGAGTTACTGCATAAGGGACTATCTAAAGAAGAAGCCTGTAAGTTAGAACAAGAGTATATAACAGAGTATAAATCTCAAGGTCTGTCTTATAACATTACTGATGGAGGAGAAGGCATGTGGGGATTTCAATTCTCTGAGGAACAGAGAGAAAAACTCAGGGAAAGTCATAGAGGTAAGAAGCAAACTCCTGAGACTGTGGCTAAGAGAGTAGCAAAGAATACTGGAAAGAAAAGAACAAATGAGCAGAAGGCTAAAACTAGTAAACCTGTTGGTCAGTTTGATTTAGAAGGTAATCTTATAGCAACTTACTTTGGAGTAAGAGAGGCAGCAAGATGCACTGGTATAAATGGCTCCCATATAGGAGATTGCTGTAATCATAAGCCCAATAGAAAAACTGCTGGAGGGTTTAAGTGGGAATGGCAATAGAGCAAGAGGTATTACAGGTGCTCCACATCCTCAGGCTAAGGAATTAGCAGAACCTCTGATGGGAGAATTCATTAAAAGAAATTATATTAATAACTAAAAAAAAAAAAGTATGATTTTTGGTACGAAGAAATCTTTCAGTGAAAGCATGGCAAGCATTAAGTCTATGTTTAAGACTGCACATGAGAATGCAAGTAATCTCCATGCAGAAATGGAGTCAGAGATTGCAAAGAAGGAATCTCAGATTGCTGCATTGCAGGAAGACATCAAAACTATTGGTGTTACTAAGCAGGAGGCTGAAACATTTATGTCTAATATAGAAAAGCTTGTTTGATATGATTGAGCAAATAAATCAGTTAAAACAAGGTTCCATTATTAGTGAGAGTTCTCACTATATTGTGAACAGAGTATCAGGCTCTAATGCTTGGCTTACTCATTTTGAGAGTGGTGAAGAGGTTCAGATTGGTATGAGCTATTTGAAGAACTATACTAATTCTGCTGACCTGTTTGAGACTACAGTAAAAGTAACTAAGGAAGATAAGAAGGATGGTACTCTTGGTATTAGAAGTATTTGGGAGAACATTCACTCTGGTCAAGTATTTACTGTATGCTTCAAGAAGCAGGATAAGCCTAAGAGTAAGAGGAAGTTACAGGAAGAGATTGATGCTATTGTAGAGCAGTTCTCAAATAGTATTGATACAGTTAAGAACAATAAGAAGGGTGTTGCAAATGCAGCAAAGAATCTTATTACTGAGCTGGTTAATAACCCTGTACTTCCTTATGAAGAGGGTGAAGATAGAGTTCTTAGAGGCTATAAGATTCAATTTGAATCAAGAGATGGCAGATGTGATTGTGTGGATATGGATATTACTAAGACTGATAAAGAGTCGGGTATTAGACCAGTCAATATCAACACTATCAAGTGGCTTATATTCAATGGTGTTAAGTACATTGTTGAGTAATCTTATAAGGAGGAGTAAGTCAATCACTTATTCCTCCTTAACTTTTTCCCATAATACCTTGTGTATTACAATTAAATTCTTTACCTTTGCATAAATAATACCTTTAATTATATGAGTTGTTTAGTTATAACACCAGAAATTAGAGAATTAGCTAAGAAGTTTCCTAATGAAACAGAGCAATCAATACTTAACTTGGTTGGACTGTGGCAGGATAAGAATAATAAGTCTATTGAGGATATTCCATCAGGTAGTGAACTCAATGATTTTATTAAGGAAATAAGAAAGGCTGTTCCATCTAAGTGGGCAAGAACTGCTGAAAATGGCTATGAAGTCTCTACAAGGGGTGATAAGAGATTTTCTGCACTTGTAGCTACATTCAGAGAGGGCACTGTCATAGATGGTGTAGATGTTGGAGGCAGAACTATTGAAGATGTATATCAGTCTGTCATTAAGAAGAGTAGAAAAGGTCAAGCTCCCTCTAAGGAATCAAGGCTTTATAACGAATCTTTGAGGACAAAGGAAGAAAGAGAAGATTTCTCTTATACTGAAGGTTATTTACCACTATGGCAAGAATGGGCAAGACAAAATCCTGAGTTAATGGATGAACTTAGAGCCAAATCAGCAGGTAAAACTCTTACTGACCAATTTGCTAACACAAGAGTAAGTCAGGCAAGAGCACTTGCTGAAATACTTAATAGCCAAAGTGGTGGAGTTAAGGCTACTACCCTTGATGAGGCACTTAGTAGTTCTTTTAATACTCCAAGGATTACTTCTGTTGAGGAGCAGCAAAAGGTGGACCTACTCTTTGACCCAAGAACAAGAAGAGATAGAGTGACACTTATTGCAAGATTCTTCAGTAATGAAGTTGATAATGCCTTGCAGGAAATGACTGATTCTTTGAAGAGAAAAATTGATGATGCCAGTGGTGTGGAGAAGGAAGAATTACAGGCTGAGCTTAATAGCTTGGATAGATTCTCTGCTATAAAGAAGTACACTCCTGCTGGTATATTCAAGAGAGTAGCTAACATCTTCAATTCTTATGTACAGGATACAGAGGAAGGCAGAATACAGCAAGAACTTAATGCAATCAATTCTATGAGAGGTGCAGATAAGTTCTCTGATGAGCAGAAATTAGAAGCTGCTAAGAAGAAGGCTACTTATAAGAATCAGGAATATAAGAAGATAGTTGATGACCCTTATGTCTACAAGGCTCTTGCTGAGGAAGCAAGTACTTTGCTTGTAATGACTGAGGGTATTAGGATAGATCCCAACTACATTGCACCTGCTGATGCAAACCTTAATGATGATGACCCTGATGGTAATAGTGAGGTAGATAATGAAGCAGAGGATTGGAGACAAGAAGAGGCTTATAAGGATGGATGGATGACTAATTTCAGACAGGTAAGTTCACATGAGTCTCTGTCACAAGCTGTAAGAAAAGTAATCAGACAAGTACCTAAACTTGACTATAGAGGTAAGTATGAAAAGGATGATTTAGGTTTCACAAGATACCTTGATGCTGACTATGTTCATGCTACTTTCATTGACAAGTTAAGGAACATGATTAACTCTGATGATATGCTTCCTTTGATGCAGGATTTGCAAAGAATCAAGCCTTGGGTTAAGCAAGTAACCAAGTTACTTCAAGGTGATGAGACTTTGTTCTCTCAATTCTACCAAGACTTCAGAAAGGACTTTATGCCTTACTGGATTCAAAAGAAGAAGATGATGCCTGATGGTACTTTCAAGATGGAAACTATTGCCATTAATAAGCCTGAAGGTGTATATTATCTCCTTGATGCTTGGAGAGATAACTATGAGAATGGAGTACAGCTTGATGATGATAATGTATATGAGAAGAATGGAGAAATAAACAAGGATAATGCAGCTAAAGGTTTACAATGGACTGAGACATTGAACAATATGTTCCAGAACCTTGATACAGAATCCAGACTTCAACTCTTAGAGAGAGAAGATGTATGGAATACCATAATGAAGTTACTTCACATGTTAGGTATTGATGCCAATCCTTCTGTATTGAAAACTGCATTAACTGATATAAAGACAGCTCCAGGTATCACATTTACTGACCCAATCATGCTTCTTTTACCACAATTGAATGTTATATTCAGTGGTATTAAGAAAGGTGAAGTCAAGTCTGAGACAAGGGAGGATGGTACTGAGAAGAGAGGAGACCTTATCAATACTTTTGGCTCTGCTTACAATATGATTGCAAGTATGATGGCAGAAGTTACTGAGGATGCTATTGAAAGTAGTGTTAGAGAGAATGATAAGTCTTACTATTCTCATGTTACTCCTAACTATTTAGGTAAACTTATTAAGAATCTCAAGAATGTTATGAATAACAAGGAGAGATTTGAACAGTTTATGCAGACTGAGTTCAAGGATTATGAGTGGCTCTTTAAGGATGGTCATTGGAGAAATGACTGGCTGAGACAGCTTGCAGAGTCTGATGAATTGAGAAGAGGTCTTAACCATAAAGTAGTATTGAACTCTGATAAGGTAGACTATACTAATTGGGATGATTTGGATTATACCTTGGCTCTTCTTACAGAATATTGGGGAGACCCTGATTCTGCAAAGTCAAGTATAAAGTATGCTTGGTATCATGTTCCTATTCTTTCAGATAGCCCTTCTGCTGAGTTTATCAGATTCAGAAAGTACACAACAGGTGATGTACTTGATGAAAATGGTAAGAAGAGAACCTATGATGATGTTATCCTTGACAAGTTAGTAGACTTGGTTAATCAAGAGTATGATAGAATCATGCTGGTTAGAGAAAGAGATGAGGCTTATCAGAGTGGAGATAAGAGTGTAGAGCCTATTGCAAACTATGATATTGTCAGAAAGAAAGATGGGAGTATAAAGAGTATGGGAGGTGCAGAATTTAAGTTCCTTCCTGCACTTAACAACCTCAGATATGACAATGGAGAGACATTCATTGATAGGCTAAGCAGACTTAAATCCAAGGGTACTGGTGCTGAACTTAGGAATTTCCTAAGAACTACTCTTAATGACATGATGGAAGATGGTTTTGAACAGACCTATAGAGATTGGATGAGGGTAGGACTTTTGGATGAGCTTCCTAATGGTAAGTACAAGTATCTTCCTTTTGAAGGTCAGTCCAAGCAGAATGCAATAACTGCAAAAGCACTTATTAAGGCTAAAGATGCCTTAGGTTCATTATGGAATACCAATATGGAACTGATGCTTAAAGCTTATAACAATAATAGTGCTTTTGATAGTAGGGAAGCCAATAACCTGATGGAGCAGATTAAGAATCTGCTGATAGATAAGGCAACAAGAGGTGAGATGGAATTGAAAGATGCTCAGTCAATCTCAAGAAGCCTGTTTGTTAAGAACAATGCTAAGGATGCACTTAGGGAATACTATTGGAACAGTAAGTTAGCTACTTCACAAATTATCCAGCTTACTACTACTGACCTTGCCTTCTATAAGAACCTTGAAGACTTTCAGAAGAGATATAAGGAGGTTCATGCTCCTGCCCTTAGACTGAATACTAAGGCTACTTATAAAGGTGAGAGAATTGGTAGGGATTGGGAAAGAACTATCTACTTGAAGGATGATGAGATAGTATCTTCTGTACTTGAAGACATCAAGACTGTACTTGATGAGAGGGTTAGAAGAAATGAAATGACCAAGATAGACAGAGATAATATCATCAGCAAGTTTAGAAATGTGAATGTAGCAGATGCTCAGGCATATAGAAGTTTGAGTTCCTATAGGGCAATACTTGGTATGTCAGGTCAGTGGACAGATGATATGGAGCAAGCATATAACAACTTCAAGAATGGAGATTGGAATATCAAAGACTTCAATATCATTTGGCAGACTAAGAAGCCTTATGTTTATACACAAGTCAATAATAACAGTGGCATTGAAGGTCGTACTGGAATTAAGACTCCTGTACAGCATAAGAACTCAGAGTTCCTATTACTTGCTATGCACGAACTAATTGCTGGTCCTTTAGGAAGGTCAGGTAAGTTGAAAGCCATAAATAAGTTTATGGAGGATAATCAGATTGATGTAGTTCAGTTTGAATCTACTACTAAGGTTGGAAAACAAGGTGTGATAGATTTGAATGATGTTAATACAGAGGCTGATGTAATTCAAAGACTTAAAGATACTACAGGTATTGGATTTGGTAATGAGAATCCTAATGTGGTACATAAGGTGTCTTATGAAGATTATGGTATTCAGACTGCAACTCCTGAACATGCTATTGATGCAGTTCAGTTGGTAGGTACTCAGATTAGAAAGCTGATTACTGCTGACATCTCTGATGACACAATCATTGAGGTTAATGGCAAGAAGATGACTAAGAAAGAGTGGCTTGACCTATATAATGCCATCAATACTGAGAATATTCTTCAAGCATTTGCTGATGTAGATAAAATATTCAAAGACCCAAAGAAGGTAGAAGAAATCTTACTTGAAGAGATAAGAGGTAATCAGAGATATGGTATGGATATGATGAGGGCTTGTACTCTTGATGAGAACAATAACTTCAATATACCTCTCTTTGACCCTGTGCAATCTCAAAGAGTACAGACACTTCTTAATAGTGTAATCAAGAGTAGAATCACTAAACAGAAGATTAGAGGCGGAGCTTTAATTCAGGTATCTGATTATGGCTTGACTGATGAACTTCATGTAGTATTTGAAGGTGAAGGTGCTAACAAGAGGATTAAGTATCTTGAGTGCTATATACCTGCATACAGTAGAGAGTTCTATGAGCCTCTCATGGACCCAAATACTCACCAACTTGATGTAACTAAACTTCCTGAGGATTTGAGAAAGTTGATTGGATATAGAGTTCCAACAGAGGATAAATACTCAATGGCCCCTCTGTATATTAAGGGATTCCTTCCTCAACAGAATGGTTCTGCAATCATGCTTCCTGCTGAGATTACTACTCTGTCAGGTTCTGACTTTGATGTGGATAAGATGTATATCATGTTACCTGAGTTCAGAGTCAAGAAGTTTGATATGAGACAGGCAAGAGAAGACTATGCAAGAATGAATAGCTTATTCAATCAAGTATTGTCACAGTTCACTCACAGCCAGTTGGCAGAGGATATTCTCAATGCAGATACTGATAACTTTAAGGAATGGTTCAAGGAGAACAAGGAGAAGTACAGACTTGCCAAGCCTATTATAAGTAAGGTAAAGTATGACTTCAACAAGTCTCCACAGGAGAACAGTCTTGAGGCAAGAAATAACTTGTTGATAGATATGATGTATGGAGTTCTGACTAATGCAGATACAGCTTCAAAGATTCTTAACCCAGGTGGTTTTGATTATCAGAAGAAATCTGCAAGAATAATGACTATTCTCAATGATTCTTATGAGAGTGACTTGGCTCAAGCATTAAAGGATATGGGCATAGAACTTAATAAGACTATACAGAAAGGTGGAAAGTCTTATCCTAAGTCTATTGCTTCATACCTATTTGACTTAGACCTTGATACTCTTGATAAGTTGGCAGAGAAAACAAAGGTCAAGATGGACCCATTATCACCAAGAACTCAAGTAATGCTACATCAACAGAACATGACTGGTGCTAAGTTGATTGGTATTTATGCCAACCATAATGCAAACCATGCTTTGATGCAACATACCCAGTTAGCTTTGGATGAAGAAAATGGCTCATTTGTATTGAATGGAAAGAGACTTACATCTTTGCATGATATTATGAATGGTGACAAGGAATTTATCTCAAAGAATAATGCTGGATTCTTGGCTGCTTCTGTGGATAATGTTAAAGACCCTGTGCTTGCAGCACTTAATCAGAATACTTTCACTGCTGATGCTTCTATGCTTCTTTCAAGATTAGGTTATAATCCTATTGAGATAGGTCTGTTAATGATGCAGCCTATAGTTCAAGAGATTACTCAGACCTATTTTAGAGAGAGTAGAGAAGGCAAAGGTAAAGATACCATCATTGATGAAGTATTAGATAAGTATAAGGAGAAGGCTGCTCTTAATAATGACTTGACTTATGATAACTACAAGAATAATAGCTTCTACATTGAAGAGCTTGCAGATAATATAATGCTTGCTAAGGAAGCTGTTACTGACAGGTCTCAGACTTCTGATTTCAGAAAGATTGAGTTCTATCAGAAACAAGTTGCAGTTGGATATTTGTTCAAGAGAGTTATGAACTCTGCTGATGCTTTAGGGCAATTAGTACAGGCTACAAGGTCTGATACCCAAGGAGGTGCTGCTGGTCCTACTATTGCAGATACAGAGTTGAAGATGCAGAAAGTGAGAGACCTGTTAGACCAAATAGAGAATAATGACAAGTTCCCATTGAAGAATGCCAATGTAATACTTGATGGCCTGTTATCAGACAATCCTGACACTGACACTCTAAGAGAAAGACTATTGTCAGCTCCTCTTCCTTTCTTACAGACTTTCTATACTCTTGGCTTACAGAAAACAGAGGAAATGTTAGGGTCTTATTTCCCTCAATATACTGAATCATTCAGAACTGTAATTGATGACCTTAGAGACATGACAAAGACTGGTAAGTTGAATGTAAAGACTATGAATAGTATTTATAATGACTTGCTTGCCTACATTATGTCAAAGAATGGATTCTTTGGTTCTGAATTGATTGTAAACCCAGACTCTGAAGTAGGTGATATTATTGTAACTTCCTCTGATAAGAGAAAGGATTTTATCAATAATTTCCCTGAGTACTTCAAGAGAGTGGTTACAGATAATGAGGATATAGCTGACCTTGAATTTATTAAGAGACTCAAGGTAATTAGGGCAAATGACAGTAATCCTGTAGACACAGTAGTGTTTAAGAATGTGGGTCAGTTAAGTCCTACTTTGAGAGAAAGGTATATGAGGGATTGGGCATCTCTATTATATATGAGTAACCCAGAAGCTCAAAAACTTGCTCTTAATCTATTCAGATACAGCTATTACAGAAATGGCTTTGCATTTGGACCTTCAACCTTCATCCATTTGGCACCTGTGGCAGTGAGAAATGCTATCCCAGAGTATATAAATACATTGAGAACTCTCTTGTCATCAAGTGATGATTATAGTCAATTTGTAGACCAATATGTCTATAACCACTTGGATAATAGAAAGTTGGTTCCTGAAATCCCTGATACAGCCTCTGTCCAGTTCATAGGAGAAGATAATGAGGTTAAGGATGAAGTTACATTTGTAATTGATGATAATGCTACCTTTGGAGATAAGAAAGTAATCAAGAAAAGGATAGATACTCCTGATGGTCCTGCTTATGACTTCTTTAAGTACATAGGAAAAAGAATCAGAGGAAACTATGTCTATTACAAACTGGCTTCATTAGGTACTGAACAAACTAATGTTGCAACCTATGAAAGGATTGAGCCATTAGGTTTCAGAAACAGCTTCATTGAATATGAGTATGGTAAGGATGTAGAAGAGATGGAAACTGTAATTGATAAGAACAGGAAAGATTATGACCCTTATGCAGATACATTGTCAAGATTTGACCTTGGAGATGCTGAGGTTGATTATGATTCTATGCCTGACTATCAAGATATGCCTCAAGAGTATTGGGATTCTATTCCAGAAGTAGATACTGATGCTTTCCAACAGGTATATGGTACTCCTCTTGATACTTCTGCTCCTAAGGCTGATGATGTAACAGCTATTCAGCCTAACACAGAATATAAGGATGAGAATGGTGATAGTATTTGTGGTGCTCCAACATTATATAGTTTATAAGATATGGCAAGAAGTTGTGCAATTATTCCAAAGGTAAGAAATAGAAATGGTCAAGTAGTGGACAGCAAGTTATTTAAGGACTTGCTGTCCTTCACTTCAAACAATAGAAGTGAGGCTACAAGACTATATCTTATTACAAAAGCTGACTCTTTTATAAGAGATTGGAATCCAAGGCTAACATTAGATGAAAACAATGAACCTACATTGAGGAGTTTGCTAAAGCAGACTAATCTTAGTAAAGTCATTCCAGAAACTAAGGTACTTGAGAGACTTAATAGGGAGATTGGGTACTATAAGAAAGGAATGGACAGACCAGCCCTGTGGGTAAACAATGATGAGAATTATCAAAAGTTGAAACAAAGGGCTATAGCCTTTAATCAGAACTCAGAGTATAGGGATGATTATGTGGCTAATATAGTTAAGATTCAAGACAGTGAATCTCCAAGAGTATTCATTGGAATAAAGGTTGAGAAAAGAAACAGGCTTAACTCTATTAATGCAGATAAGATGGAATACAATGAAAACCTTAATAACAGATTGAGAGGTATTCTTGAATCTCATGGTATAGGGATAGGTGCTTTAACTGACCTTGAAAAGAGAATGGGTATTCATGGTGTAACTGACTTTGATGTTGCAAGAAATGCAGCAAATGGTCTTGTTGAAATGATTAGGCTTGCTAATGGTATTCAAGGTGAGAGGGCACTTCCTGAGGAATTTGCACACTTTGCCATTGAAGCTATGGGGGATAATCCACTTATCACAAGACTTATCAATAATATATCTTCCAGTGGACTGGCAAGAGAAATTATAGGTGAGGATTATGATACCTATGATACTTTATATCATAGTGATGAAACTAAGTTGGCAAAAGAAGCTGCTGGTAAACTACTTGCAAAACACCTTCTTCAAGGTGAAAATATTCCACCTGCTCCTTATAAGAATCTACTGCAAAGGGTAATTCAAGCAGTTAAGAGTTTCTTTAAGAACATTAGTGCAAGTCCCATACAAAGAGCCATGAAGGAGGCTGATAAGAACTTTGGTTCTTTAGCACAGCAAATACTTAATGGTAGTATGGATGAGGCTATTGATGTTAGCAATATAGCTTCAAGTGGGGTATTTTACAGTACCTCAGAGAGGGTGGCAAGAGACAAGAAGTTACTTCAAGGAATCATTGAGAATGAGTTGAAGAGATTGAAGATTTATGAAAAGAGAAATCCTAATAGCCAATTTAGTGCTAATCAAAGGTTACTCATTGACAGATTGGATATTGAATTGGCTGATAATAATGAGATTGAGGGTATCTATACTTTTGTAGAAAATGCTCTTGAGGAACTATCTAAGGTAAGTGACAGACTTACTATGCTACAGAATACTCCTGCTACTAATATCAATGAAAGAGCCAGAGTACTAAGAGATGTCAGAAACTACTTGTATAGTTACAAGCATATTACTGATGATATTAGGAAGGCTCTTATTGATGAAGAGAAGTATGCAGACAATAGATATGGTCAGAGAGTAAGGGTAGTATTGGATAATACAACTACATTACTTGGAGACTTATTTGTAAGGTACAATGAAGTATCAATGCCTCTCTTTGTTGATTTCATTAAACCTTTTGTAGGAGAGAGTATAACTGTTCCTTTTGGCAAGTTTAAGGGCAAGACTATGACTGCTGAAGACTTGGTTAAGGTAGCTGATAAGGATATATCTTTCTTTGATAGATGGCTTGATTCTATGGCAGATTCTTCAGATTATATGCTGAAAGTTATGGACCAAGCTGTCAAGAAGAGTAAGGAAAATGCAAGGTTGGAGACTATCAATGTTATGAAGGAGCTTCAAGCTGCTACAATTAGGTTAGAACAAGCTGGAGTTAAGAACACTGATTGGATGTTTGAAAGAGACAGTAAAGGTAATCTTACAGGTAATTATATCTCTGAGATTAATCAAGGTCTATTCAAGGAGAAAGTCAGGGAAATGTTCAAGTCTCTTAATGAGAAGTATGGTAAGAATCCTGTAGGAGATAATGCAGAGAAGTACAGAAAGGAGAGACAAGCTTGGTTTGATGCTAATATGGAAGTGGTCAATGGAAAGAAGCAACCTAAAGTATCAATCTATGGCAATAAGGCTTATCAGAACTTGAATCCTGCCCAGAAAGAATACTACAACAAGGTTATGGAGATAAAAGCCAAGCTAGATTCATACCTTCCTGACAAGTACACTACCTTAACTAATGCAGTTAAAATCAGAAAGGATTTACTTGAAAGAGTAAAAGCATCTGATGGTGTAAAGTCAGGTAGTACACAAGTATGGGAAGCTGTTAAAGACCAATTCATTAGAAGGACAGATGACACTGAGTTTGGAGATAGGGCTACAGTAAAGGACTTTGAAGGTAAAGAGGTGCAAGTGCTTCCTATCTACTATACCAAGATGAAAGAGGGTGAAAGTCCTAATGACCTATCTACTGATGTAGTATCTACTCTTACAGCTTATGCAGCTATGGCTAATGACTTCAATGAAATGAATAAAGTAATTAATGTTCTTGAGCTTGGCAGGGATATGCTAAAGGAGAGGGAAATTATACAGACAAGAGGTGGTAAACCATTGGTTGAAAAGTTTAAGTCCGTAGGTAGGAGAGTAGAATCTACTCTCACTAAATCTGGTGACGAAACAAGATTTATGCAAAGACTAAATGACTTCTTTGAGATGCAAGTCTATGGCAGATACATGGCTGATGAAGGCACATTTGGTAATACTAAGATTGATAAGGGAAAGGTGGCTAACTTTGTTAATAGGATGACTTCTCTTAATACATTAGCTGTTAATGTACTATCAGGTATTTCCAATGTGGCTACTGGTGGAGTTATGATGAGGATTGAATCTTTCTCTGGAGAGTTCTTTAATGAATCTAATACTCTAAGGGCTGATAGGAACTATGGTCAAGCCCTACCTGAATTTCTTGCAGAGATTGGCAATAGAGTCAAGACAAGTAAACTTGCTTTATGGGATGAATTATTCAATGTAATGCAGGAATATGAGACTGATGTCAAGGAAGTAAACTTTGATAGAAAGACTTGGTTTAGCAGAATGTTTGGTACTTCTGCTCTATTCCTTATGAATAATGCTGGTGAACATTGGATGCAGAATAGAACCTCATTAGCACTTGCAGATGCTTATAAAATGAAGGCCCCTGATGGAAAGATTACATCTTTATGGGATGCTATGGAAGTGGTTCCTATTGATAAGAATAACAAGAAATTAGGTGCTAAGTTGCAGTTAAAACAAGGTTATACTAAGGAAGATGGGTCTGCATTTACAAGAGATGATATTATAGCATTTAGCAGGAAGTCTGCTGCTATAAATCAGAGAATGCACGGTATTTATAATAAGGCTGACAGAAGTGCAGTACAAAGGTTAGCTGTAGGTAGAATGGGTGTTATGTTCAGAAAATGGATTAAACCATCTTTGAACAGAAGATTCAAGTCTGCCACATATAACTATGACTTGCAAGCATGGACAGAAGGTTACTATAATACCACAGGCAGATTCTTGATGCAGCTTGCTAAGGAATTGAAAGAGGGTCAGTTTGCATTAGTTGCAAATTGGAAAAATCTGACTAAGACTGAGAAAGCAAATATCAAAAGAGCTGCAACTGAAGTAGGACACTTTTTAGCAGTAGCACTTGTACTTGGTCTTATGGACTGGTCAGATGATAAGGATAGACCTTGGTTGGCTAAGATGGCAGAGTATCAAGCAAGAAGACTATACACTGAATTAGGCTCATTGATACCTAGACCTCAAATGGTTGGAGAAGGATTGAAGATTATGAAATCTCCTGCTGCTGGCATTAATACTCTTGAAAATACTCTTGATTTAATTGGACTTATGAATCCATTTAATTATGAGGTATTTGCTGGTGAAGATGCTTTGATACAATCAGGTAGATATAAGGGAGAGTCTAAGGCAACAAGACTATTCTTTAAATCTCCACTTATTCCAATGAACAAGACTATTTATAGAGGTTTACATCCTGAGGAAGGTATTCCATTCTTTAAGCAATAATAACAGGTAGGGAGAGTGAGTAGATTAAATTCTACTCCTCTCCCTATTTTTTTTATATAAAATGAAAGGGTCAAAAATACCCCTATACTAATTACAGCATAGGGTTATTCTTGACCCCTTTATAAAAAATTTCAGCCTACTGATTAAAAGGCTATACACTTGATAGCTTGGTCTCTCTCCTCTTGAGAAATTGAATCAAACTTCTCTGCTGTCCAACCTTTCTTCAATAAATTCTCTTGCATAGAATTACTTAAAGTATTGAATGATGTAGTAGTTGAAGTAGCACCTCTCAATTCACTGATAGTAGGAACTTTGAATGTACTATCTGCATACTTACCTTCATTAATTCTTCTATAGTAATCTATCAGGGAAGGTCTAAAGTTATTCCAGTTAGTAACCTTAGCAAAGAGTTCCTTGAAGAAATCAAGTATTCTCTTACCTAAGCCTCTGCTTTGTCTTGTCATTACATACTCCCTGAAGCCTTCTGCCATATCTTCTTCTAATGAAAGGTCATCTTTCTCACCATATAACTTCTTTGCTTCATTATATAATGTCTGCCTCTCATTATTGTCAAGAAGGAGATTAAATACGGCATGGAATGCTTCATGGTATGTAGTACCCTCAGCAGCTATGTCAGATAATGTGATTACACCTTTGTCAAACTGACCCCAAGCTAAAGCACCTTGTCTACCTACTTTAATAAGACCTTTTACTACTTGTACTTTATCATTCTCACTTAACTGGGGCAATACTTTGCCCAACCAATTAAGTTCTTTTTCCTGATTCCATACTGTAGCTTCTGTGTCATCTACTCTTCTTAAAGTAAATTCATCCTCAAACTCTTCATCATGGTTATTAATTGCCTGCTCCTTTTGGGCAGTATAGGCAGCACCTGTTTGGGTATTACCTTGATTGATAGTTGCAGGAGTTTCCACAGTAGTAATAGGAGTAGCACTTACAGTAGGTACTGCATCAGGGTCAAACAATATAGTCTTTTCTGATGCTAATTCCTTAACTTTCTGAGGCTTAGCCTCAAGTCCCTTCCTAATTGCATCCTCAACTTGTGATTGGGTCATGCCCCCCTGCACAGGATTATTCTTTAAGAATAAGAATGTCTTACCATTAGGGAATACTGCATAGAAGCTGTTTGAAGCTACATGAGCAGCTTCCTTACCAAATCCCTTTGTAATATTAGGAACTTTAGTTACATGAACTTCAACCCCATCAATTACAGTAAGTGGTGTAACATATCCCTTATGTAATTTGCCATCCAACTCAAAGTAACCTACCTCCTCATCAGTATTATTCATACTGTGTTCAGGTGTCAAATCTTCAATAGGGTTCTGTGTCTCTAATGAAGTTTCAAAGATAGGCAATACTGTCTGAGCTTGTGCTGGAGTAGCAGGAGTTACTGTAGATTTATCTACTTTAACTGCACTTGCTAAAGGTACATTAACAGCAGGATTATATGTAATAGGAATACCCTTTTCACTTTGTACTGCTGATACATTCTCCTTATCATAACTCAATACAAATGGCATTACAGCCAATTTAGTAACTGGTACACCATACTGAGATTCAAATAAGTTCTTGTAAGCAGAAAGTTGTAAAGTATAGTAATCCTTTGCACTCATTCTCTGAGTAGCAGATGGAGTAGTAAAGTAATTAACCTCATGACCATATCTGTCTGTAAAGTCATAGAAGCTGTATCTACTTGTCTTTACATCATAGATTCTAAAGTTACCATCCTTATCAACAGAGAGAATATCAACCTCACCTGCAACTCTTGTACCATCAGGATATTTTTGGAATAATACAATATTGTCAGCAAGGAATCTTTCTCCCATTTGCTCCATATTTGATTTAACCCTATTAAGAGTAGTAATCAAATCTATGAAAGCACTCTCTGACATATTAGATGGCTTTACTATCTTAGATACATCCCTTACAGTGAAGTACTGTCTGATAATACTATCTATTGCTGAGCCAGCATCAAGTGCTCTTTGTGAATTAGTACCAGACATCTTATCTCTTACTATATTCACAATGGTATCTCTACTCTTAGCATCAGTCTTTCCTTGATAGCCATTAAGACTAATCTTATACTTGTTTTCAAGGAACTTCAAATAATTATCAAATTGAGCAGGAATATCAACCAACTGTGATAGCTTAGCTCTTACTTGTGTTAAAGCCTCTGTTTGCTTAGAAGACTCTACCCAATTAGAACCTAATCTACTATGCACTCTACTATACTGGTGGTACTCACCATCATCTTCAAGTACATAATAAAATTCTCCATCAGTTCTTGTCTTGTCTATTCTCTTTTGGTTCTCATATATTTCACTGATAACCTCCTTAGATTTGGCAACTCTATCCTCTCTTTCTTTCTTTCTACCTGCAATAGTATCCTTAACATCTTGTGCTTCTTGACCACTGAGATATGTCTGCTTGCTTCTATCAAGTATCTTACCATCAGGAGTAAGAACTTTGTTATCCACCATCATTGATGATGTTGTAGCATCTCCAAAGTTATCTTGTGCCCAAGCTAAGTCAAACAATATTCTATTACTATCAGTAACTTCTACAGTCCTACCTTGGTCATCTCTGATAGTATTTGTCTTTAAGTCTACATAGTATGGCTTATTTGAGAATGCAGATACTATTCTTGTGCCTGCAATAGCACCTTCAGCTCCTCCTACAGGGGACTCTATCTTCCTCTTAGGTTGAGGAGCCACAGAAGCTGGACTTATAGCCTGATGCAAATTACCTTCATTATCAAAGTAATCAGTTGTAAACCAATTACTTCTTACTGAAGCCTCAGTAATATTTGAAGTAAGAATATTAGAGTTTATCAACCTATTGTTGTATGCACCTTCATTTATTCTCCTTGTACTAACTTGCAAAGGAAGATTAAACTTAATAAGGTGTCCTAATATCTCATTGTATATATCCTCAGGATTCTTAGGAGTACCTAATGCACTTGTATCTCCTAAATCCTCAAGAGCAGTTACATCAAAGTTTATACCTCCAATCTCTGCACTCTTACTACTTGTAGAGAAATATACATCATACTTATCCTCCTTGATTTGCTCCTTTCCATTAATGATTACCTTCTCATAAGTACCATCTGGCTTTCTTACCTTCTTACTGATAACAATACCATCACCTGCCCTACTACTAAACCAAGTAACCATAATATCTTGCATATACAAGTCTTGTGCTAAGTCTTGCATAGCAGCAGATACATCATCCTGTGATGTAGCAGTTGATAACTTAGTAATGGCATTCTTTATATCTTCTCCAACAGGAGTAGAACTTATGTTGCTATCATTCAGATTAAACTCTTCATTGTTGAAGTGCTTAACCCTTACAGCAGCAGGAGAATACTTACCAGCTCCATTAGGTATGAGCAGATATAATCTACCTTCCTTTTGGCTCATATCCACTGGCTTGATAATAAGACTATCATCAATCTTACCATTAGTGGTAAGAACACCATTCTTTATAATACCAAAGATAGGTTTTCTATCAGTTGAAGTTACATTAGGTATTTCAGATAAACTCCTTTCAGTATTACCATAAGGAACTCTACCTACCATTACCTTAGATACCTTTGTAACAGGTGTGGCAATGAACTTACCAGTCTTATTCTGCCTATTAGCATACTCACCTCTTATTTTCTCTTCAAGACCTTTCAGACCCTCATACCTTGAAACACTATAATCAGACTCATCCAAACTACCTACTACTTGGTTGTTTCTTTTGTCTACAATGAAAATTGTATTCTCATTGTAGTCTGGGTCAATCATAAAGCCAAGTTCATCACCTGCCTTTAAGTTACCCTCATTTACATATCTGAATGCTCCTTGGTCTCTTAGATAACCATAAATGCCAGAGAAGTCTGCATTCTTTTCTCTCTCACTTACTACAATATCAAATGGTCTAAAGTCCCCTTCCTTACTTGCCTCTATATGCAGTTCAGGTATAGCAGGTCTATAGAATTGATTAAGAGTATCTCTACTTGGTCTCTGTGGAGTTTCTACCCTTTCACTGGCTTTTTTATTCTCCTCATTAACCATCTCAGCAGTTATATTACCTACAGGTAATTCTGTTGTAGGTAAGTCCTCACTACTTGTTACAGTAGGAGTAGTAGATGTACCACTATCTCCTGTAGTATCTCTTCTATCATCACCTCTTACAGTTCCCTCTCTTTTCTCTACAGGCTTCTTATATTCAGGTGAGAATCTATCCTTGAATCTATTATCATTGTTTACCTGAGACATTGCATCCTGCAAAGCATATTGAGCCTCTTGGAATCTTGTTGCAGACAACTCAACATCACCCTCAGAATCTTCATCAAAGGCATTCTCATTATTGATATAAATTGAGTTAGGATTGGCTAACTGTTCAAGGCTTTCAGAGTTGTTGAACTGGTCTTGAAGGAGCTTCATGGCATCTTGTTTAACCTGTGGTTCTGCATCTGACTCATTAAGAACTCTTCTCACTTCATTATTGTATTGTGAGGTTTCTCTGTAGTCCTTAGCCATCTCACTGCCTTCATCCTCAAGTTCTTTTAGAACTCTATCCCTATTCTCTATATCATCTTGGGTGTCTATAATACCCCTGAACTCTTGCAGGTTTTGTGCAGCATTCAAAGATACTTTCAAGTTATCAGACCTCTTCTTAGCTTCTTGTTGTACAGCTTGCTCATCAGCTCTTGCATGGTCTTCTGCTTGCTTTTGAGGATTCTCAAGATACTCTTTTAGTTTTGCATTATATATCTTTGAAGCATTACCTAACTTAACAATATCATTCAGTTTAGTTGTAATATCTTCTTTCTCATCTGCACTAAGTACAGTCTCATCTACCTCATTAATCTCCTTAACAAGACCATCTACAAACTTAGGATTAGTTGCCAATGTATGAGCCAATGTCTTATCATCCTGACTTCTTACGAGATTAAGAGTATTTATTGCACCTTGAATAGCTCTTACATTTTCATCTGCTTGTCTATATCTATCAGTTAAATCAGCATGAGTGGCACCCTCAAACCCTCTTACTTGCTCATTAAATCTAAGGAATGAATCTAAGTTACCTAATACACTGCCTATTGCAGACTTTACTTCTCCAGACATGGCTGTTGCTCTCTCAGACCAGTTACCTATCTGAGACTTCATCCAAGTCAGTTCTTCAAGTTGGTCATCTGATAATTGCTGACCTGTCTTAATATCAAGCTCATCTTTTATCTTCAGATAACTGTTGATAGTGTTGGTCATTTCATCATGGTTCTGCTGTAACCTCTCTATCATTTCCTGCTTGCCTTCTGGGGTAGCATACATAGGATTACCATTCTTATCAACAAATGGACCTACCTTAGAGCCATCTTCAAGAGTAGTTGTAGTGTTCTCCACAATAGAGGCAAGATTCTCATCTGATGTATCAAATGCTGTGTTAATTAAGGTAGTAAGGTCTTCCATTCTACCTGCATTATCAAACATGGCAATATCAGATACTAATTGAGCATGTTCTGCATTCTTAAAGCTGAACTCATCACCTTCCTCAGCAGCTCTATTCATATCATTCTGATACTTATTATGCCTGATAAGACCTTGATAGTAGTTCTTAAATTCAGGAGAGTTTATTCTGTTATTCATGTAGTTAGCAATCTCATTCTCTCTTGCTATCTTCTCATTGTAGTCTCTCCATTCATTTATGGCACCACCCTCAATAGTGATTGGAGACTGAATACCACCTCTGGAATTTCTAATTCCCCTAAATCTTGGCATACCTAATGCACCTGTCAAAGTACCAATAATAAACTCTTCCCACACAGAGCCATCATTTACTGTCTCATTGATTCCTTCAGCAAATGATTTAGTCCAACTTAGAGTCTCCTGTGCAGCTTCTGGGTCAGTCTTTGACTTATAGAAGTTGTTTACATCAGTAGAGTAATAATTACCTGCTATTCTACTTGCAGCACTCTGTGCCATTTCCTCAGTACCTTCAGATAATGCACCCTTTGTTATTGCAATAGCAGCACCTAATCTTGTAGTGCCAGCAGCATATTCTCCTGCCTTACCTACTATATTAGTAGCCTTTCTTGCAGTCTTAAATCCATTAGCATATAACTTGCCAAACTGGATTATATTAGATGCAGTAAGGATAGGTATATTCATAAGCAAATCTGCATTACCCATCTTTAATCTATCCTCACTTAGCTTTCCTAATGCTTGATTATAAGATTCCCTTTCAGAAGCTACTAATTGGTCATATATTTCAGTACCTCCATATTGATTTTCTATGGCTTGAAGTCTTTGAGAGTACTGGTCATCAAGTTGAGCTTTATGTAATTCAAACCAGTCTTTACTATTATTAAGAGCTTCTATCCTTCCTTCATTAACTGCTGAAATAGTAGCACCTACAGCAGTATTAACTATTGCTGGAGCCTTTGAAGACTTAGCAATAGCACCAATGAGTTGAGGTAACTTAGTTGCCTTCAATCCAGCAGCAGTAACACCGCCACTATAGAAAGCACCTACTGAGAAACCTAAGTTCTTGATAAACTTATCACCTAAGAAGTTAGCAGTGAAGAAATTTTCATGCCAAGGCTGCTCTTGTTCTGCCCTTGTATAATAGTTAGGTAATGCCTGTTCAGACCATTCATTAACAGACTGCATAGCTTTAGAGAAGTCATTATCCCAAAGACCAGACCATCTACCTTCACTTATTGCAGTGCCAGCTCCAAGTACCAAACCTATAGTACCATCAAGGAAAGTAGTACCTGCAAGTATAGCACCTTTAGCAAGGCCTGCTCCTATTTGTGCATACCAAGGCTGCTCTATAGCTCTTACCTCATTAAGGTCATCAGCTTGACTTGCAAATTGTATATTATCATCATATATAGATTCTCCAAATCCTTTTGTAGCAAGTTCTTCTCCCAAAGAATATTCAGTTTCAGGAGTCAAGGATTGTTGCATAGTCCTATTACCTGATAACACTAGTCTTTCAAAGCTGCCTAAATTATCAGAATCATCTTGATAATTTAGACCTTTTAAAGGTACTGGCCCTGTTTTTGTTATATCTACATATTCTTCTTTCATTCCTGTTCAAGTTTAGAATTAGTTTTAGGAGTACTTTGGTTATGCCCTCTTAATCCTAAATTAGTAATACCTTGCATGAGATAAGGTTCAAGATAGTTATCAGCTTCTTTTTCTGTATAGCCCTCATTTATCATTTCCTGTCTTCTTGCCTCATAGGCATTAAAGAGGTTATATGCTTCCCCTGAGATTAGATTAGGGTCATAAGCCACTTTTGTACCATCTTTATAAGTAACTATAATCTTATTTCTATGCTTGGTACTATGACTAAAATCCACTATAGGATTCTTATCAGTCCCATAATCATCTGGGTCAAACTTCTTTGAAGTTGTATTAAAATCCTCATCTAGTACAGTAGCAGCATTAGTAAATGATTTATCAGCTTTATTCATATAAGCTATATTGTTATTTAATACTTCTGATAAATAAGAAGGGTCTCCATTTATAAACCATTCTGTATAAGACTTTATAGTATTGTCTATATTATAATCTAGGTTGCTGAAATCTTTAAAAGTAGATTTGTTGTTATATCCACTCATTCTTAAAGCATCATATTCTTCACCAGATATAACCTTTATGTTACTTCCATATTTCTTCCTTAAGGATTCTAATGCCATGTTCTCTTTCTCTTTTTGAGACATATGTACTCCTTTACTTGCCTGATATAGCTCAGTTCCAGAAGGTCTCATCAATTTTTGATACTCCTCATATACCCTCATTGGATTAATATTACCATCTTTACCAAAATAAGATGCCTTCAGCCCTTTCTCGCCCCTAACATGAAGATTATCACTTGCCCTTTTCATAGCTGCCACATTGCCTTGAGCATCAAGATGAGATAGAGTTCTTGGTTTATAATTTAATGTTGAACTATTTTCCAACCCAGCTTTAGCTCTAGCTACTCTTTTCTGCATAGCCTCTTGAGCAGCAAGTTTGGCTCTCCAATTATCAAGGGTCTGATATTGAGTTTCACCAACTGCACTCCATAGACCTTGTTTAGCATAGTCAATAGCCCTTGCAATAGTAGCTTGGTCTCCCCAGTTCCTAACATCACTTGAATTAATGGCATCTTCAACAATTCTTGTAAGTTGAGGAGCAGCATTAGGATTATCCTGTATAGCCTGTAATACTGCCTGAGAACTGAAGCCTTTCTGCATCATAGTCTCATAGTATGAGTTACCCAAGATGCTTCTCCACTTCCTTGGCTTCTCTTGCATTTCCTTAGCCAATGCAGATGCAGCACTTGCAGCCTGTGCAGTAATTAACTTACCTGAATATGATTCATAAGCTAATTGAGGATTCCTTATATAATCATCAAGACTTGTAGTTGCAGCTCTTCTACTCAACATCAATGTTGGGTCTTGAAGGAGTGCTTTTTGTTGCTCTTCTGCTTGTTTCTGTCTTGCTGTATAGGCTTGTTCAATAGGAGTTATCTCCTTACTGTACCTTGCTCTCATGTTGAGCATATCTCTCCTACTTGCAGCATTAAGTCCTTCTCTTGCTAACTGACCAGCTTGCTCTTCAAGATCATTTGCATAGGTCTTATACATCTTGTAAGCATAAGGGTCAGTCTGTTCATTAGCCATTTCCTCCCATACACTTGCCTTAGTAGCAAGCTCCCCATACTGGTTCTCCAACTCTTGATGAGCAACAGTTGCAGATTGTACAGGCTGCAACATTTCTGCATAAGAAAAGGGCCTGAATTTACTTCCTGAAACTATATAATTAGCCATATTCTATCTTGTTAATAAGTGTCCTCCTTTGGACTTCATTTTCTTATAATTTATTCTACCTCTATCATCTATAGAATAATACTTTGATGGGTCAGTATTTAACATATTCCTATTATATTCCTCCCACCCTATATTACCTAAGTTATCAAAGAAGTTGGTAAGATTAGCTGACCTAGCAGCTTCTGTTGCTCTCTTTATATCCTCTTTCATCTTAGCTGAGGCCATCATAGCTTCAAGTCTTGCCCTATCTTGACCTAGATTAGCCATATCAGCCTTTAAAGCAGCCTCACTATTAAACATGTCAGTCTGCCTATTAAATCCTTGAACTTTCTCTCTTTGAGAGGCATTATACTCTTCAGCTTGCCTATAGAAGTCTCCTATATTCTTTTGTGTATTATAGTCTGATGCAAGTATACCTGCCATAGCTACTGCCCTATTACCACCTGATGTATCCCTTATAGCCCTTCTAGATGCTGCTGAATGGGCAGCTAATTTATTAAGATAATAACTCCTATCTAATGGTTTGTATGTTAAGTAGTTACCCACAGAGGATGATTTTACCCTTCCTAGTGAATTTGCAGCATCCCTAATTATGTTAGCATTTTCATATTCAGGAGAATTACCTGCTAATAACTGTATGCCTGACCCTATCACAGGGGCATATCTTAATATACTGCTATCAATATCTGTTACTCCCCTCTTCTTAGAAGGAGAACTGGAAACATTGCTATTACCACTATTGCTTAATGGAGCATCTTTCCTAGGTATATCTACAGGATATTGCTCTGGCAATGATTCTTCATCATAGTATAGAGGACTTACATTTAACTCATCTAATCCCTTAATAGGCATAGAGCCTTTATTACTAGATATCTTAGTATTAATATAAGAAATTGGTGCAATAGATTCCTTATTCAATAAGGAAAGTATTGGAAGATTGGAATCTACATTATTTGGTATACTATAATCTATAAATGGAATATTAGGTATTTTTCTAGGAACCCTCTTAGCAGTAACAGTTACCTCAGGCATCCTACCCCCCTTATAAGCTCCGGTAACAGGTGTATATGTAAAATTCCCATCCATAATACCGCCTACAGCATACTTATTCTTTGTCTTTTTCATATTGCTTATATTTCTCTGTTTTTCCTGTTCACTGGCAAGCTTACCTAACCCTATAGTTAGTCCATTCTTACTAAGTGGGTCATTAGGCCTTTCTTCACTTTCCTTACTCACTCTCTTTGCAGCCTCAGCATAAGTCAAACTCTTATTATTACCTAGTTTTAGCTTCCTTCTTATCTCCTTTGGGACTATTAATCTATTACTAAACACATAATTATTAAATATTACTTCTCCTTCCTCTACAAGATTAGGAATACCTTCAGAGTCTATACCCATCTGTATACCTTCATTAGGATTACTTTCATGAGAGCCTCCTTCATCTACCTTAATTACCCCATTTGAAAATATTCCTCCATGTGTATTATTATCTAGAAATCCTCCATTAGCATGCTTCCACTTTCTAGCATTTAGTGCAAATGTAGCCATTTTCTTTTGTGATGGAGTACCATGTTCTTTGAACCATGTAGCAGATTTACCTGTTCTTTTCTTCAAAGCCGTGAATTTTCCTCTATTTTCAGGCTTAATATGTATCTTTCCTCCCTCTGAGAAGAAATTCAGAGCAGCAATCTTATCTTGCTGTATATCTAGGTTTTCCGCATTTTGATTAAATGTATTTATTCTATGGAAATTAGCCTCTTTTATTTTTCTATTTAATTCAGCTGCTTTCTTCTTAGCTCTCCTTCTACCTACTAGAGAGCCTATTCCTGATGCTAATCCTCCAAATATACCACCAATAGCTCCTCCTATAGGACCAAGAGTTGACCCAATAGATGCGCCACTAGAAGCTGCACTAAACGCAGAATTTAATGCACTTCCTGCATTGCCTCCTCTTATATCCCTCCATGATATGCTTTCTTGAGGAGTCCATAATGCCCATTGGTCTTCAAGAGTGTCAAAACTAGAAGCAGACGCAGTTGCATTATTATTCTCTTCTATAGTATCTTCAATTCTATTTACAGCAGTATTGTCTATCTGTGCATTCTGTTTTGCTGTTCCAACAATCCCTAGGGCAGTAGAAGCCATGCCTACTACATCTCCAATATTACTGGTATCATTTATACCATTTGCATCATTTATACCTTTAATGGATATAGGGTCTATAGTTTTATTATTTAGCATTTCTTTAGTATCAGACATTCTAGCTTGGAAATTAAGAGTGTCTCCTTCAATATAATTATCTATAGGTATAACTCCTCCATCCCATAATTTCCTATTCCACTTATTTACAGTATATAACTTGCCTCTTTTCATAATATAATTATTTACTTATGCAAAAATACAAAAAATAACTTATATGTACAACAGATTATATAAAACAATAATAGTAGGCAAAGTTAATCTATTATAAAGATTAATCTGCCTACTATTATAATTACATGTAATAAATTACATCAAAGGAGTTAATAGTCATTTTCTTCGTTCCTGGACTATTATTAGATAAAGTTATCTTAGACCACATATTCCTTATTCTATCTCTACCTCCATTTATTCTTGGAATATTAATACCCCATAGCCTGAACTTTCTCTTTAATGGTGAAGGTATACCCATTCCTCTATTTTCAAGCCCTGATTCAGCTATTTGATATTCATTCTCTGCCTTTATGGTTGTAAAAGGAAATTCTGTAAGTAATGTATCACCTTCAAAAAAGTCACCTCTTACACTAAGGTTAGTAAATACCTTATCATTATTAAAGCTAGGGTTAGATATAAAAGACATACTATATCCCTTCTCACTTCCAAAGAAACTATTGTATTCCCCAGCGTGTAATTTCCAAATATTAGAATCACGTATACAATACATATCTCCCTTCATATTAAAATATCCGTCAATTTTGGAATAGTCCATAAAGGATACAAACTGTTTCAACTTCTCTGAATACATTAGGGATTCCTTAGCATTTGAGTAATATAAGTCTCCCAGTCCAGTATCATACATTACAGTAAATCCTTTATAATCTTTAGGAGAATATTTAGTAAATATATCCTGATTATTTATCCAAGAAACCATACCAAGATTATCAGTCAAGTTAGTAACACTATTTTGATTTATCAAGTATATAGACTGGGTATTGCCATCCATAAAGTATATGCCATTAGGTGTTACTACAGTAGACCATTTATTTTGACATCCTACAGTCTGACTTAGATACCTTATTCCTTGCATCTGAGTACCATTACTAATTTCAACAGGTACTCCATCAGAGACTGGGAGTAAGGATCTATTATTATATAATAGCACTCCTATAGCTTTTTCTTGAAAACAGTAAACATTATCATCTAGAACCTTTAATGATTCAATAGACCCACTTCTACTATTTATATCATAGGAAGAAGATAATAATATATTAGTCCACTGGTCAATGTTACTGTTATTAATTTTAGGAGAGGACCATACTATTTCACTTGGAAATAAAGTATTACTAAGTAGTTCATCATCATAAACCCTATAGGTAAAAAAGTCATTACCCTGATCATATACACTGTTTCTCTTATTAAAGTTGGTTGGCCTTATAGAGGTATTATCTTTTAAGCCTCTATTCTTACTATATATACCATCAAGATTAATCCTAGTTTCTACCATAAAGGAGAGTACCTCTACAAGTTGGTTGGTACTTTCTTCACTAAAGGGATATGTTTTTAGACAATCATATCTTTGAACATAAGTATCACCTTCACTCCATACAAGCTTTATTTTCGTATCTGACTCATTAAGAGTAACCTCATTACCTCCAACTACCCATGAATTATTTTGTATTGCTGAGTCTGAAGTCCCCCCAAACCTATTAACAGGCTCATGATATAACTCACCTAGGTATAGAAATCCCGAACACCTTCCCATATAAAACATGAGTTCAGTATTAGTACCTTCCAATACACTAATATTTAAACTATGTACCTTTGGAGTTGAAAAGAATCTGTTTTTGCCTGATGAGCCTTGAGAAATACTCACCATATTTATTGCCTCATTGCCCTTCTTTACTCTTGGAAGAATTTCAGCTTGATTCTCATCATAACCTAATCCAATTGCAAAGTGTGGAGTAGATTTATAACTTATTCTTGGATAATTAGTGAACTTTACTTTATCATGAAAGAAATATCCCATACCTAAGGGGCCATTGCACATTACATTCTGAAGGTCAGATGTAACTTCTTGAGGAACTGGCTGAGTTAATCCGGGTGCAATTTCTATATCAAAATATTCATTCTTCCTATATCCACATGTTAGATAATATCCTTCTACATTTCTTTCCTTTCTTTGTAGATAATAGTCATTATATTCATCACCAAAGTTTAAATAAGTATTACCCTTCCCTGAATAGGTTGGTGCTAATAGCATCGTATCTACATTACCATAATAGTTTAATTCTCCTATCTTCTCTAATTCAATATTTTCAGAATTGAACACTGCTACACCTTTAAGATTAAGCTTGGTATTCCATGCCTCATTAAGATAAGTATTAAAAGGAGAAAATCTGAGATTAGATATTATCTTTTTTGAGAGTACTGACCTATCATCACCCGTAGTAGAGAAAGAGCCTGCCCTTTGCCATGGGTATACTGTACATGCAGCTATATAAAAACTAGTAGCATCATCATTAGACTGTATTTTGTCTATAAAACTGGGTGAAGATGCTAAGGATCTCCATCCTAATGGACCTCTTTGGTCACTAGTTACTTCAACGAGACCAGGAAATGACATACCTGGATGATTAGTGTATGTGCCAGTAGGTTTAGACAATTCCAAGCTTATTTTGGACTGGTTTCCTTGTATTGGTATCATACCTATAATTCTAAACTTGACATTATCAAGATTTGTAGAAGCAATAGATTCATTAAATTCTAGTTCAGGAGAATTAAGTGTGACCACATTTTCATCTATACCAAAATGGTTTGACCTATTTTCAACATAGAGACTTAAAGCTTGTTCATTACTAATATCTGCGAAGGGTGAATCCTTCATAGTAAACATATTATAATCAGGAAGAAGTATTCCCTGAATCTCACTACATCTACTTCTCTGCTCAGGTATTGGATACCAATGCCTAAATTCAATCCAACTACCTTGGTTTATAGTTACTGCTCCAGACTTGGATGTATCAATTTGCTTAATACTACTACTAACTTCATCATAGTAGTCCATACCAGATGTGTACCATTGTGATATAGTGGATCTTTTTTTCTCTTTATCACTTAAGTCATTTACATTTTTCCATAGAGTATCTACATCATAATACCATAAATTTGCAGACTCGGAATGTTCTGGCACTATTTCTCCTATATCAACTGGAGCCATTGGTCTAAAGAACCATGATGCTTGTACATCAGGTGAGTGATTAGCCCTATCCTTTACATTAAATACAGTGGGGCATACTACTCCTTGTGCTATGCAATCTCTATCAGCTATAGTAGGAAAGACCACCACAGGCCTTGCAGATATAAATCCCTTATCTGTTAAGTCCTTCACAGTAGTAGGTAGCTCCATTATTATAGTATTCTTACATAAGCAATCTCTAGTCTCATTCTTACCATCATAAAGTATCGTAGAATATTTAGGAGGGTTTTTTATCTTATAGTCAGAAATGTATACTACTGGAGACCATATTCCATGTGAATTTTTAAATTGTACACCTAACCGATAAGTATCTAAGTACTTAAATCCCTTTATCTTTGATGAATCATATCTAAGCTGATTATTATAGCTATAATAAGAAGTGTGCTGCGATGAACTTTCTAATAATACATCAGTTTCAACATATTGCTCAATAAAAGGCAGGCTACTCTCCAAGTGCTTTGAAATGTCTTCCTTCAATGACTCTAATAGTTCTTTATCTAATGTACTAGCAGATAACTTTATATTCCCAAGAAATAAAACATTATTTTTCACAGCCATTGTATATGGATAAAATATCTCTCTATTTTTAAGGAGTATCTCCGTTGGATCTACAGATTCTCCTCCACCTGAATCTATTATTTCAAAAGATGTAGAATCCCTATATACAGCTTCATGTATTATTTGCTTCCAAGTTTTTGTAACTATACTTTTGGTTACATTAGGTATTGGATACACTGGTTTTCCTTCCTTTCTTCCGTCATAAGCTCTATATCCATAATAACCTCCGTCAAATAAATACCAATTAGTGCCTTTATATTCTCTAACTCCAAATGGAGTTATGAAAGCATTAGAAGCTTCTTGTGGAAACTCGTTACAATCAAATCCTCTATTCCAATCATCTGTTGGAGGGTTTTCTCCATAGGATTCACTCGGTGGATATTTTATTACATTCCCAGATGAGATATATAGAAAGCCATAACTATTTCTAAAATCTTTTGATGAAGATTCAGTACCATTATTATATGGGGGAGGGACTATATAAGCTGCAAATCTTCTTTTGAAGTGTTCATTATTAGCTATAGGTTTCCATTTCCATTTAGTTATCTTTCCTATAATTGTATATTCCTGCCCTTTTCTACTATTCTCTTTATAGTATTGTATAGGACTACCATCCTTATATACTATAAAATTCTTTAATCTTTCACTTTTTACAGCTATGTATAAAGGTTCTGAGTTCCTATTTAAATAATCTCCTCTGTATGGACTTCCCCAATTTTTAAGAGGGTTACCTTCATCAAGTAGTATATCATAGTCTGGAGTTTGGACAGGGTCTTTAAATCCAGAACTTTTAACTATATATATACGAGGAGCTATTTGACCCTTCTTAAAAGATTCCCACTCTCCTGATGTATAGTCAGTAGATATTCTTACGTTCTTAGGGACTTCGAGCCTATTAGTCATTTTATTGTAACTATATACTACCTGACCTAATAGGGGGTCTAATGATGAATTATTATCATATACAAGGTCGGTAAAGGAAGACCCTGTATCTGGGTATGCCTCTTTAGCCCCCTCTGCTGTATATTGCTTATATACTTCTATTTCAAACTCTGATTCCAATTCATCATAATACCTTCTAGCAACTAACCATCCTCCTGCTGGACCTGACCCTCCAATTTCAGTTGTACTAGGTGCCCTCTTCATTGATAGATGGACCCATTCTTGTTGGACAGATGTATTAGGTTCAGTAGGTTCTAATTCAGCTTGGTCTGCTTCAGTTACCCATCCAGAAGTTTTATTCTCTTCTTTAGTAGTAAAAGAATCTGTTTCAAGTATTGCAAAATACTGCTCAAGTAGGTATTTATGTTCAACCTGCACATCAGGTGCTACAGTATTTTGTTCATAAAAATCCCAATACCCCTCTGTTTCTGCATAAGCTATGGTTTGAAGGTCATTCATGCTTCTATACTTAAGGGTAGGAGTAGAAATGCTTGCATCATGTGTAAGTAACTCTACTGTCATAGATTCTGGATTTACATCATCCCAAATATAGAAACTATGATGCTCAGTAAGTATAATATCATCTTCTCTGCTTTCAGGGTAAGTATTTTCCTCCCATCTTTCTGATACTAATATTTTATTTTTCTTTATAGGAAACTCATTAACTAATTTAGTTATTGGTTCACTATCCAATGATGTTCTAAATATAGAATATACCCTTACATAATTAAAGGAGGTATCTAGGTCTACTCCTTTAATTACAAAGCTATTTGAAGTAGACTCTTCAGGACTTCCTGCTCTATTACCCTTATAGGTGTAATATAAGGGGGACACATAAGCTATATTGGACTCTTGGCCAAATTTATCAATGTATGTAACTACATACTGTATAACCCCAGAATCAAATTGTCCTCCATTTGGATTATTAGTTACTGTAAATGTCCCAGTATTATTTATACTAGGTATAATATCAAACATACTGGAATTTTTACCATTATGCTCTTCAAGAATATTAATAAATCTTAGTTGATTTATTCCATCTACCCAATATACCTTTATTATCTGCTCTCCTTCAACATGCCCAATACACTCTATTGGATTACTAATCGAAAAGTTAAGATTTCCTCTATATAATATTGAGGCATTAAAGATATTATCTGAATATTCAAATTTGTAGATAGTATCTTCGCTGACTCCTTTTGTGAATATAACAAGGTATTTATCAATATAACAGCTGCCTAATATAGTTCCTTCTATGGATGTAATATTCTGCTCATTCCATATAGCACCAGACCAATTAATGTCTACTTTCCCTGTACCTTTTTCATTTGATATGGTATATAAGGAATTATCTGAATCAATTCCTAATCTTATATTATGGGCATCGATAGCCATATCAGGCTTAAAAATACTTACAGCAGCATCTTTTGTCATTCCTCTTATTATGTGTGAATCTATCTTCTTCATATTATTGTAATCTTATTTTCTCCTTATCTCCTAAAGATTTAAATCCTGAATCAAACTCACTTACTTTTTGAATTAGGGCGCACCAACTATTCTTAATACTTTCCATTTCTGATATAGAAGGTATTGTAAATTCTGACTGTAATTGGCCTGCTAACCAAGCATATTGTTGCTGAGTATTCTGCAATACAGCAGGTGTAATCTTGCCTATATCAAATAGGATAGTAAACTCTTCCTTTTTAATATAAGCTTCAAGAGCCTTTAAGAACACAGGGTTATCAATAAGTAAAGGAAACCCATCCTTATCTATTGGAATCGCCTTATATGATACTAGCACATCTCCTGTCTTGAAGGACACATATAACACTTGTCCTTGTGTTTTGAAGGATAATTCTTGGGGTAATCTATATCCTGTAACTCTGTCATGATGCTCTCTTGGCATAAAAGTATCTGTCATACTTCTAAGACAGATGCCAGTTTCACATTCCTTAATTTGATTAATAGATATTAAATCGCAAGGAAGCCTAACCCTGAAGTTCTCTATATGTATGGACTCTTCTTTATCTTGGTATAACTTAGGCATACCAAAAATACCTATGAATGTTATTGTGTAGGATACTACTTGCTCTAGAGTCAAATCTTGGAGTAATGGATGCTTTTTTAATTCATCAAGTATCCTCCTAATATTTATATATTGATAATCATTAATCATTTCTATTCAATTTAAAAGCGTCTAACTTTCCTTCTTTTATTCTCTGTTTTAACCTCTTCTTCAGCTCTCTATTGACGTTAAATTCATAGAAGACCTGATTATTATAATCTGCTAGTTGTTTATTGTAGTAGACTTTAAAGATTTCTTTTTCCTCCACTTTAACCAGTGTTTTTTCCTTATAGGCTTCCTCATCTTCATACCATAATTTAAGAGTTTTATCCCAATCTATAGGTAGATTGGTTTTAACTTTCTTACCATCAAAACTAATTCTTGCATCGTATTTTCTTAGCTCTATTCTGCCCATTCTATGTGGTAACTTAATATCATTACCATGAAGGAAACTATCAGCTAAATAATCATTGACTTTCCTTATAATACTATAGAACTCATGTTCTGTAAGACATCTTCCTATATTAAGCCAATTATTCTTTCTTATCCACTTATAAGATGAGTAAACTCCAATTGAGTTAGTAACTTTATGTTTTCTTGAACTACTCAGATGCTGAACTTTAGACTTAAATTCCTCATAAGTCATGCTTCACCTCCCAATCTTAAATTATCTTCTTGCCTTGATAAGGCACTATATCCATTATTTAGTTGTTACTTCTGATGAATCATCTTTGGCATTATTTTCCTCATCCTTCTTAACATACTTAGCACCTAGTAACTCCTTTACTACTAATTCCACTAGTAGTGGCACAAGACTTCCTTCAATTGGAAATGTCCTATCTAATATATCACACTCACTATCATCACACGCTAGTTCAGAGGCTTTATTAGAATCCTCAAATATTGCAGTTACCTTTACTTTTTCAAGATAAAGAAATTGAGGATTCGCAGAAATCAGATATAAATGATTATCTGGAGCTAAAGAGCAATATATTATATTCTGTAAATACTTGTTATGTCCTACATACTTCATTCTATCTCTTCCTATGAAAGTTATAGTATCTTGATAAAAATTTACTGGAAAAACCCTAGTATTACTGATATTTAATATATTAGGTAGCTCATCCTTACTCACAAGATACTCCCTATTACAAGAATCATAAGGGAAAGATGAGGGTTTCAAATCCAAGCATATAGTTTGATAATTACTCTCTGATATATGCTTTCTAACATCAGAGTATTTTTGCCTTATAAGAAATACTCTATAATTATTTAACAGGGATATAACATGATTCTCATTAAAAGTAGAATCATCAGATATATTCTTTGTCTCATCTAAGCATAAATAAACTAATTCTCTATAAGTCATAGTTATATATCTGTCTCTTATACACATCTCCGAGCCCACGAGACTACGCTGCATCT